AACTGTAATAACACCATCTTCTATAGTTAACATATCAATTGGCGTATTTTTATAGCCATCTGTAAATCTACTAGAAACTGTAGTGTAACCTGTTGTTCCTGTAACAGTTAAATTTGTTAAACTTAATAAAGGATTAAAACGAAACCTATTTAATGGCGTAGAACCATTTAATGACAAATTTTTAATACTAGCGTCATAGTAAAAAGCAATAGTTCCTATAACATTTGTGACAATACCACTTATTACAACATTTGTCAACTTAGTACAATCTGCAAACGCCCCGTCATTAATTAAAACTGTGGGAGAATTTATTATTAATGAGGTTATATTTGAACAACCTTTAAATGCATCTGTTCCAATTGATATTACAGATGAAGGAATAACAACGGAAGTTAATCCTGTACACAAATAAAATGCTTGATTTCCAATTGATGTTACATTGCTGCCAATATTTAATGTAGTTATAGTTGCAAATCCAGATCCAGTTGTTCCATCAAAAGCAAAACTATCCGCTATAGAAGTAGACGCATCATTTATGGTTATTGTTTTATAATTTACATTTGAAGGTGGAGAAGTTTGTGCAGAAATAATAAACCCATAATCTACCAATGAATATTTTCCATCAAGGGTTAAATTTACAGTTGGTGAAGTAGAGAAACTTCCATAAAATGGAGCAAAACTGCCGCCAGGTGAAAGTATATTAACTGCACCATTTATAATAATTTGCGTAGTAGTGTTTGCAGCTTGACCTAAAAATCCAAAAGCTAATGGATTCAGAGTAATAGGGGTCGTTGCATTATTATTTATAACAAGTGAGTTAACTATATCACAGGCATTAAATGCCTGATCTCCAATTGTTTGCGATTGAGTATTTGCACTAAAGTTAATTGTAATTAAACTAGTATTATTACTAAACGCAGAATCTTGAATTGTAGTTACATTTTTTGGGATAGTAATAGATGTCAAACCTGTTTCAAAAAATGCAACCTCGCCAATTGTTTGCAATTGACTATTTGAACCAAAGTTGACCGCATTTAAATTAGTGCAACCTGTAAATGCATTGTTTTTAATGTATTTTACACTGTCATTTATTGTAACTGTTTCAATCTTATCATAAGGAGAAACATTATATGTTGCAAAATAACTAGTTACACTTGTTGAAAGATTATTAATTGTTACATGTTTGAGACTTGCAGTTTCAAATGAATAATAAATCAATGGATTTTCACCGCAAACGGTTGCATTTACTATTGGGCATCCTGTAAAAATATCAACTTCTAAAGAAGTAGGGTTACCGTTAATTACAACATTTGTCAAACTAGAACAATCTTTAAATGCTTCCACTCCAACAGACTCAATATATTGTGGAAGAGAAATATTTGTTAACGATGTACAGCCTGCAAATACCTTTTCATAAATTCTTGTCAAACTACTATTAGGGCTTATATTAAGTGTAGCTAAATTTGTACACTGATAAAATGCCTTATAATCAATCTTTGTTATATTATCGTTTAATGTGACAGTTGTAATATTAGGATAGCCTTGTGAAAAGGAATTAGCAACAGTTCCAGTAGCTTTCTTATTAATTATTATGGTTGTAAGTGGTATTGAATCAAAATAATAATCAGATAATTTAGTATTTTCGCAAACTGTTACAGATTGCACTGGAGAACCTGAAAAGGCGGACGATGATATAGTAGGAGCAAGGCCTTTAAATTCAACATTAGTTAAACTAGTTCCACCAAATGCATTAGCAGCAATTGTGGTAACATTTGAAGGAATAATTACACGTGTAATACAAGAAAAAAGAAAAGCAAATTCACTAATAGTTTCTAATGAACTACATCCAGTAAGATCTAGTGCTCCATCAGGGTTAGCGGTGGTGATAGGGCTACCTACCAGTGTGTATGACGCAGAAAATGCCCAGGGCATATGTTTTAAATTAGTTGCATTTGAAAAATCAACAGTAAAATTGTTAAGACACCAATCAAATACAGGAGTCTGTGGAGTTAAACCACCAGTAGTTGCATCTAAGTTAATGCAATTATTACCCTTAGAAAATACAATAGATGTAAAATTTCCTTGAACTTGTGTAGTAGTAATGTCAATAGTAATTATTTGTGTTGTAGACATCTATAATATAAATAACTAAAATATATTTAGTACATGTCTAAATAAACAAATAAATAAAGGGTTTCAAGTAGAGATCTTGATTTTATGTTTTTCATGATAAAAACATAAAATAATAGGCTTGTATATTATATATGTCACAACAAAACCAGATATTTAAAGTAAATTATTATTCAGGAAAAGACAAAATTGAAAAAGTGGTTGTGTTTTATGGGATTAATTTGACAGGACAGGATTTGAACGAGTTGTTCAAGACCGATCCTAAAAACGAAGCATTTAATATCCCTGGAACAGATCAACCAATTTTCAGCGATGAAGAGTTGTCTAGACTAGGAGGAAACGGATCTATTGTGGAGTTTATAGAGGAAGAAATCCATATTGACGATTCTATAGCAACAATTAAACTCAAGATTGTTGAAGCCTTTTCAAAAACTTTTTCTATAGAGGAGCTCTACATGTTTTGCACGAAAGAGCAAACAATCAATTCCGCATATATGTATCAAACTCTTACACAAAACAATCGCCTTCAAATAACGCGCTTGCGTTTAGACCAGTTCTTATTCAACATTCTTGCCTATGCAGATACTGGTGAACCGTTTGATCCGCAGATTCCAGAGAAAGAGCACTATGATTACGACGACATATTGGCGCTCGGTCTAGACGGAAAAAGATTCATCGTAGATACTGTTTTAGGACAAAAGCTATTTATTATTAAGAACGAATATCCATTTGTCGTCAACCCATTCAAGATTGACGATTATGATAGAGTTATTGAAAGAGCATCTAGAAAATCATTGACCACGTTGAACAAGCATCTGCTCTTGGATACTGGTACAATAATAGGCAACAATATTTACATTTGTTTGGCGGAGAATGTTTTGTCTAGCTTGGATGATAGTACAAAACAAGCCTTTGCTATGCAGCTCTATTATCCTTTCTTGTCCAACATGGGAATAAAAACGGTGGAAGAGATTCAGGCAAATAAACAGCGTCTAGTTGATGAAACGGTAAAGATGCTTAGACCAAGTGTTCTTCAATCTTTTGAAAGCGTCAACCTTTTTTACGACGTTTATCGCGAAAAAACTAGCGACCTTCGTTACAAATCAAAGGGCATCAAATCTATTCGCGCCATTCTTCGCCCCGATGTTCAGTTAAAGATACCATTAGAGGTTATTTTTAAAATTGTGCACGCGACAAAAACAGTGCCTCTTATTAAATACAACCCTGCTACAAGACAGGAGAATGTGTATAGACTCTATACAAAAAACTTGACAAAGGATGGTCGCAAAATTCCGTACTTACCTCGCGCTACTGTTTTTAGAATCATGAGAACAGTTGGCAAATCAAGATCAGTTACCGCTTACATAGATTATAACGTAAGTGGAAAGCACAAGGAACAAATCATGTGCGAGTTTGAGGAATCAGGAAATATTGTCATATCCGCCGAATTTGAAAAAGTTTTCAGCGTAGAAGCAATTGATAAGTTGTTTGTAGATGCCGTTAATCCAATTATTGAAGACGTAAAAATGTTTTTTGAACAGAGTGGTTACAAAATTGCACTATTTACAAGTTTATTTGATGATAATGTTGAAATTGCGGATATTACCTATCAAACAGTTATCAATATTCACGACGAAATAAGAGTTAAAAATATTGTGGGTTGCGTTTCAAGTGTTTTTAATATTGAAAAAGATAACCTACTTGAAGACAATATTGAAATGCGCTTTAAACGCGTCTCAAACTTTAATAAGGTTACGAGCCAAGAGGCGTTTGTTATTGATCAGCAGAAGAAGGGGCTTAGAGGAGATGAAATTGTTGAGGCTCTTGTCGCAAATTATGAAGGCATGACGCGTGGAGAAGCCGAGGGACTTTTGCAGAAGTTGGCGAATGAATTGCAGGTGGAAAGAGGTGTTAAAAAGAAGGATATTGAAATCAAGATTAACCCAGGGTTTAAAACTATTATAACTATTAATCGCGTTCATGGAAATATTACTGTAAAAGTAGATGGTATAAATAGCATTTATTATTTGAACACGATACCCATTTATATTGATACGTTGATACGTTTGACACAAGGCGATCAAACGACTGATTTTCCAAAGGACATAATTGATAATTTGTGCAGGGGTGGAGAGAAAGAAGGAGTTGAACTAGATGATATTATTTCTAGTGCAGAGTTGGAGATGCCCAAACAAGAAAGGTCTATTATTAGTGCGGCAACTCCTAGAGGTGAAGAAGAGGAATTGGAACAATTAGAAGAAGATGAATTAGAAGACCAGGACCAAGGAGCTGAATCTATAAGAGAAGAACCTGGTATAGAAGAAGATTTACTCTATGTTCCAGCTGATGAAGAGGAAGAAAGTCCCCAAGAGACTGAAGCCAAAACCAAGAATGTATTAGATCTTTTATACGGTGATGATGAAGAGGAAGAGGAGGAGGAAGAGGGTAGTGAGGGGCGAGGCCTAAAAGGTGGTGCTCCAACACAAAAACAAACAGTTGTGGCTTTGGATCCTGTTCCTGTACCAAAACTAGGTGCAGTTGTGGAATCTAGAACACCATCACGAGTTCGTAATATTGATAATATGAGACTCAGTAAACCCTATTATTTTGAAAAGAGAATGGAAGACAGAGATCCACAGCTCTTCTCAACATTAAAGGATGACAAGTTCAAAGCCTATTCTCGCATGTGTCCTTCCAATAAAAGAAGACAACCTGTTATTTTATCAAAGGAAGAACTAGATGAAGTAAATCGCGAACATCCTGGATATTTTGCTGAAAATGATGTTCTTGAATATGGGTCATCTCCCGACAATAAATTTTACTATACTTGTCCGCGATACTGGTGTTTGCTTACAGATAAGGTTATGACAGAAGAGCAAGTAAAGGCAGGAGAATGCGGCGGTAAAATTATTCCATTTGGTGAAAAGAAGGTTCCTCCAGGACACTATATTTATGAGTTTTATAACCCAGATGAGCACGGATCTCAAGAGGCTTACGAAAAGCACTATCCTGGGTTTCACAAAGAAAGTGCACCCGATGGAAACTGTATTCCTTGCTGTATGAAAAAATGGAATGTAAAGAAGCAGATTGAGAAAAAGGAAATATGTGGAACATCTAATCCTGCATTAACTGGTGAAAATGTGGGAAGAAATTTGGAGGAAGAAGAAGTTCCCCCAATGCAAGCCCAAAAGGCAAGGGTCGGGTCTTTGAAAGCCCCATCTCCTATTCTTGAAGGTGGTGAGTTGGAGGGAGTACAAGAAGAGCTGTCTAGGCCAGATTCTACTCCTAGACCAGATGCTACGCCTAGACCAGATGCTACGCCTAGAACTGCAGAAACACCGCGATCAGTAGGTTCTCCAAGAGTAGAGGAAAATGATGAATATATAAAGGGGCCTGAAAAATTTCCTCTCAACCCTGGACGCTGGGGATATTTGCCTATGGGTATCCAAAAATTCCTCCATGAAGTCAATGCAAAATGTCAAATAAGCAAAACAAATACAAATATTAAACCATTTCACACATGCTTGCTAAGACACGGAGTTGAACAGAGTAAAAATCAATCATTTGTGGCGTGCATAGCAGATGCCATGTATTTCGTAAAAGCAGAGGTCCCAACAATTAAACAAATGAAACAACAAATTTTAAACGCTATAACACTTGATTCATTTGTGACATTTCAAAACGGTAATCTTGTAACTAATTTTGCAAATAAAGACATAGATTCTGTTGACGAGACCACATTGGCCAAATACCATGAATCAAAAATGTACAGGAAGATTGTAGATAAAACAAGTGCCGAAGAGATGGGATATTTTAAAAAATTAGTAGGCGCATATGAAAATTTTATTGCATTTTTGAAGGATGATTCTGTTATAATAGACTACACCTATTTGTGGGATATAGTTTGCTCAAGAAATCCAGGTCTGTTCAAGGATGGGTTGAATCTTATTGTATTAAATATTCCTGAGAATGATCCAACTGATAATGTGGAGCTAGTTTGTCCAACAAACCATTATGCGAACGAGTTTTATGAGACAAGAAAACAGACGCTCATTTTAATCCAAAAACGCGGCAGATTTGAGCCTATTTATTCTTATCGTGACGAACAGAAAAAAATTAATGTTAGCAAGACTTTCAGTGAATATGATCCTAAGTTATCGTCAACCATGAGAGCCATCTTTAAAAAAATTATCAAGCCTGTCTTGAAAAACATGTGCAGTCCTTTGCCCAGCATTCCAAATGAATATCGTTTTAAACCACCAGTTTCATTGGGAGATTTGGTAAAGATACTTACTAAGAAACACTATGAAATTGTAGCCCAAGTGGTAAACTACAATAGTCAAGTAATTGGCCTCAAGGTTTTGAGCAAAAGAAATGGTACTGCGGGATATGTGCCGTGCGCTCCTTCTTCCCTACTTCCAGGAATAGATTTTATCTATATGTTGGATGCAAGTATATGGCAGCCATACAATGAAACGTTGACATTCTTAAATGGATTACACTCAACCACTGGAATACCTTGCAATCCAGTAAAACAAATCGTAGAGGACGAGATGGTTGTTGGGTTTATTACGCAAACAAATCAGTTTGTTCAATTGTCCGCGCCTTATCCTGTTTCTTCCATTAACAATACCATAAAAGCGGTCAATGATGGAGATTATTTGGTGGCTGACGCAGCTACAACTACCAGCAATTCGGTAGATACAACGAGAGTTGAGACTGTGAAAAAAATTAAAATGGAAACCAATTTCTTTAATGTTTTTAGAAACACTGTTCGCATATTGTTGAATGATTATGAAAATATTGAAATTCGCAAAGACATTGAGGAAGAAACTAATGACAAGGCGAGATTGTATAATACCAAGTTGAGGAATGTTATAAGATTGTTGAAGGAGCTCGCATCTAATATAATAATTTTTGCAGATGAATATGATCTTTCATTAGTTGATGAAGTTTCTACATGCATTGTTAAAAATCCTGACAAGTGCAGCAAAACGGTGCAGCTATGCACACTGACTGAAGGCGATCGTTGTTCATTAGTTCTTCCTAAACAAAACTTGGTTACAGGCTCTAATAATGAGACGTATTACTATGGCCGTATGGCAGATGAATTAATTCGTTACAATAGAATCAAATCATTTATTTTTAAGCCAAATTCATATTTATCATTTGGGTCTGTTGGTTATAATTTGCGTGAAGACGAGATGATTATTATCCAATCTTTGTTAACGCAAGAATATTTTGATTCTTTAATTCCTGCAGAGATAAATAAATATAGCAAATTTAGCAGTTACGATGGAGCTGAACCAATTCTTACACAAGAGTATTCTAGTAGAATGAATATTGATTCTGCTATTCACCCAGAAGAATCTAATGAATGTTTGACAAAGTATGAAAAACTTCAAGGTGAATTTGTAAGGTCAACTTTTCCAGCAGACTATAAAGAGCTTAAATATGCCGACACTGCTCTGTGTTCATTCTATGTTATTATTGACATTATTCAAGCAGTGGTTGGAAAAAGATATGATATTGCTGAAATCAGGAATGAGCTGTTTAGTGAATACAATAAATACTTGGATCGCTTTGAAATGAAGATTATTGATTTGCTTATAATGCAAGGCAAAAAAACAGAGGGCGATCAGGTAAAACATGGTGTCTTGTCATTCCAGAATTTATTATTTGCAGACAACTATTACTTGACAAAATTAGATATGTGGATGTTGTTGGAACGTTTTAAAATTCCATCATTTTTTATTTCAAATAAGCCGCTCATGGAAACAGATTTCAAAAGTAATTGTTTTAGTGCATATTCATTATCCAGAGAGGAGGAGATGGGAGAGAGAAGTGTGGATGAAGAACAATTCTCGCCCAGATATGCCTTTATTTTTGCGCCGCCAAATGCTCCCGAAAAAATACCCAAATATAAGGTTATAACAGATAGGGACAATGGTGTCCTTTTAAATTTAGATACACTTAAAAATCGGGATGTTGTATACGAGGCCATGGAAGAAAGAGTAACAATTGAAGATTTTTTGCAGAACTTTAAAAGAGCATCCAAGACGGTTTACAAACCTAGAAAGGCTAAGAAACCCGAGGTTGAATTTATTGTTGAAGGAGAGGAAGAAGCTGCTGTACCAAAGGTTAAGAAACAAACTATTAGAAAAACAAAAACTATAGTTGCCCCCGAATTAGAAATTCAAGAAGAGGAAGAAAAACAAGAATCCTCTGCAGCACTTCTTCCTCCTTTAGTAGCCGATGTATTGGCTATACAAAAGCAAACGGTTGCCTCCATCCAGCCAAAATTGCAATCTGTCCAAGAAGAGTTGGACCAAGAAGAAGCAGTATTGCCCAAGGCTGAAGCAGCTCCACCCGTTGGTGCAGATGAAATGATCTTTGAAGTTAATGAAGACACATTAAAAAGAAAAAAAAGAACCACAAGGGGGAAAAAGAAAGTTGTTCTTAAACGGTCAAGAAAAAATAGCTCTTTAATTATGTCAGCAGTTCCAGAAGCAACGGCAGAAGAAAAAGAAGAGTAATCTAATATTAACTTATAGTGACATAGTCAGCTTATAGAATCAGTATCGCTCTCATAATTAAAAAAATTATTTGCAGAATTATCTTCATGTGAATCCTCTGTTATTTCTAATTCTATTGCAACAACAATATTGATTAATGCTTGGTCATAATTATCTTCATCGCTGTCTTCTTGATTATTTTGAGCATCGGGTAAATTATTTAAACTCTCATTAATACTCGTTGCGTTGGATAAAGGTGAGGAGTCTTGATCGTCTAATAGATTATTATACACATTATCGTTATCATCATCATCGTTATCATCATCATCATCATCGTTATCATCATCATCATCATCGTTATCATCATCATCATTATCATCATCATTGTTATAATTATTATCATTATTATTATCATCATCAGTGTCAATTGACATATCATCGTTGTTATTAAAATCTTCATTTATGAATGACCAATCTTCGTCCATATTTTCCCAAGTTTTAATTTTAATTTGAGAAAAAGGTGTATAAAAATCATTAAAACTGGTAGTATATTTTCTATGAGTCATTCCTAATTTAAATACTTTTGTATACGTTTTTCGCCCAAATAGTTTGTTACTTTTATAGAAGCCAAATAATTTTTTATCTAAAATATCTTTTACCAAATATTTCTTTTCTTCTGCACAACAGTAGAGTCCATGATAATATAATTCCAAATATGGCGAAAAAACTTCAATCAATTTTTTTTCAGGAAAACTGTCATCTATAATTAATCTTCTTGTATATTTATTTTCTTCCAACATTAGTCTAATGTCAGCGCACACAATTTGACGAGAAGCATTATTAATATAATTTTTAAACACAATCTCCTTTATAAAAGTTTCATTATTCAGTTTAAATTTTACAAGATTAAAACTTGATAAGAAAAATCTGTGAAATAAATCGGGCATAACGCAGACACGATCTTTCATTTGAAAATATATATGATATAATGTTGACCGATTAAATGGAATATTAGTATAAGGATTTTTGGATTGAAGTGGGTCTAGAAAAAAACTAGGGGCATTTGTTAATGCATTATTTATAATTTTTATTAAATCTTGTATAATAAATGTATATTTTGCGTTATTTTGAAATACTAATATGGAGTTTTCTTGATGAGTCAATATATCATTCATATAAAGATCACAAGTAATCTGCATCTTTGCTTTTTTATATTTGTATACAAATGCTAGTCGCGAAAACCCCCAATACACTCGTTGACACTTGCAAAAAATATCTAATATGTTCTCCTTGTTTGCTTTTGACATAAACATATTATTCAACATACTATTTAATTCAAAAAATTTTGCCTTTATTGCGCGCTGTGAATAATACGGAACCTGTAATTTTTTATCAATTGCCGATATCATAAAATAAAAAGATTGTTTTGTTAAATTATTTGCACTAACCAAATGATTATATTCTTCTATTGTAAGATTTTCTGTTGACTGATTATTAAAAATAAGATTTTTATCATGTGGTTCACGTTGAAATACATTATTCCAAAATGTAAATCCGCCATCTTCTTTATCAGGAAAAAAAATATTTTTAGCTTTTAATATTGTTTGAATAATCCTATAAAAGGTCTGCATAATAATATTATACTCAAGTGTTTAATATTATTTTATACATAAGAATTATATTTTTTATGTTCTTATTTTGTCTTTGTCTTTATCTTTGTTTTTGTCTTTGTCTTTGTAAAGAGATTAGAATCCAGGATTGTATGTGTTATCGTCACCCATTGCGCTAGATTTGATATTCACAACATTGTTTTGGATGGACAAGTTGTAAACACTGCATGGGTCTTCTGCAACATCCTCAACTCCAAACGCCTTTTCAATATCTCCAACTTCATCTCCCATTTCAAAAGCAACAGTTTCTTGCAACTTCTTCATCTCTTCAATGTCCAGAACCACCTGAAATGCACTTGTTCCGTAGAAACCCTCTTGTCCACACATAACATTTGCAGAAACGCCGCGCAAAGTGTCCAACTCTGCATGTCTAGCAGCTTTCAAGAACATCTCGGGAGTTTCCTCAAAAGATGCCTTTGCAATGGGACCAATGTTATCATTATTAATTCCGTGCCTAAAGATGGAGATCATCTTACTGGTAAAAGTCATTCTATCAACTAGAACACTCAAGTGATGATAGTTTACGTAGGTGCCATCAAACTCAATCACATCTGCCAACTCGTTGTAGATGGCCTGGCGAGCAGCCTCTATTCCAAGAACGTTGTAAATCTCAACAATGTCATTACTAAATGTTCTTGTAGCATCTATGTAATCAAGCGCAAGCACATTCAATAGGTTTGTACCAATTGTATCTAGTACCCAAATCTCCTGCTTCTTGTAAGCCCCAGATGTTTCTACCATGTTATCCTTGACCTTTCTAAGAATAACCTTGTTGAGCTTCTTTACACCTCTAAGAACAACGTTGGAAAGCAACTCATCCTGGAAGTTCTTGAGAAGATAAATCTGGTCAGATTGGTCAAGAGGGTTCACCTTGATCTTCTTTTGGCCTCCTCTGCTACCTTGCTTGATAATATTATTCATGCGGATGCGGAAAACCAACTTATCTGCATTGTAATCTGCGTAAACGCAAGCAATTTCATTTCCGTAACTATTCTTGAGCGCAAAATTAACGTCATCCATTGTGATGTTCTTTTCCAACATGATTTCAGGATCCATTGTCATACGAAGAATCCACTTGGATCCCTCTGCAGTGTCCTCTGCTGGATTGGTTTCCATGCACTCATCCACCATTTTCTCAAACTCTCTGTATTGTTCCATAGTATTTTTATCCTCTTCAATTAGACTATTCAAATCATCTGGATCAAAGCAGATGTCAACTGATTGCACAATCTCCTGCAACTTGGTGTGCTCCAACATATACATGATTGATCTAGCCTTTTCTTTATCAGCTTCATCCTCTGGTTTCAAATGAACTGTGAGAGAGGGATTCTTTGGATCGCTGGTAAGTGACAAGATTTCTTCAATTCTTGGAACACCACGGGTGACGTTAGATTTTGAAGCCACCCCTGCGAAATGAAATGTATCTACAAGTGCAAGACCATTATAGATGTTAAAATTTCTAGTGTCTGCAACAGTTAGGTCATATGCATAATCGGTGGTATTGGGAACTTCTTCAATTGATACAATTTTATCAAAGAGAACATCAATCAAGCTGTCATTTTTTCTAGCTTCCATTACAATCTGTCCATCAATTTCGTTGGGAACATGCAAGTAGTTTCTGTTAATTTTATATGAAAATTTAGATGAATGGTCAGCAATGATCTTGCAATTTTCCAGTTTACAACCAATCTTAATATCTAGCATGGTTGCTAGTTGTTTGGCTTGTTGATTTCTTACATACAAAGTATATCCTTGACGAATATTTTCGGGCAAGGTTCCTCTGTTGTTAGAAGTTTGTTTTCTCAACTGCTTGATGAAACTATAAACTCCTAGATTATTAATCATTTGTTGCACATCAATTAAGAGTTCTTTGGAAACAGAAGTCATCATAATTGAATTATCTTTTGTACTAACGGTTCCGTCACCGCCAATATAAGCATCCAAGAATCCTAGAATACATTCCTTGTTAGAGAATATAATTTTATCACTTACAAATTTATTGTGACTTAGCTTTCCACAAAGATTTTCCAAGATGCGAGACAAAACAGTGTTGTAAATGCGCAAGTCTTGGCTAGTCCAGCCTTCTTGTCCTTTATTCTCATGACGATAAACTTTGGTACTAATGTTCCACTGTTGAAGAAGCGTCATAATTGGTTTAAAATATTCTACATCGTTATTTGCAATAGATATTTGAAATTTTGTCATGCATCCTTCAGCCGCATAAGCTCCTACCAAATAACCAAAATTGTAGTCCAATGGAATTTCTTCGGGAATATTGTAAGCATTCATATTTGTTTGCTTCGTATATACACAATTAGCTGCAAATACTGTTTTTGTCATGCAACCACTCCTCAACTTTTCATTCACTTTAGCAACAAATGAGTCACTTCTGGCATACGGCAAAGTAAAAGTTTTACCTTGATGTTTAGACCACCAATGATATTCTGACATTACTGATTTTGCCTTTTCAACCTCAGATGAGTAAATATATTCTGTTGCTGGAAGAATATCGCGTAAATTTAAAGATCTGGATTCAACAAAATCTATTTGTTTTGTGCTTACGGGGATGTAATCGCCCACCTTGAACTGATCACCATCCATTTGAACAATTTTTCCATTTACCAATTTTAACAAAGACTTTGCCTTTGTCACAATAACCTCTCTTTGTTCTTCTGTAGTAAATTTAAGCATGGTGTTTGTACCATCCTTATTTATTACTGGATGTTTTGTAACAGCTTCAATTTGCTTCCAAACTACATTTCCATCTTCATCACAAGAAGGAATTTCAAAATATTCCTTGGGTTCAGCATAGGTCGTGTCATTTTCAGCATAATGTTCCAATTTCTTTGCATCGTTAATGTGTTTTCCAACAAAATCTCCAATGCAAACTTTTTGAATAATACCTTCACTATTCCTTACGATAATAGGTGTCTCAAATGTTACGGAGTTCAAAGTCATTTGCGTGGTCGGTTCGCCAATACTCTGTGCGGCAATAAGTCCAACCATTTCACCAGGGGCAACAATGGATCTCTTGTAGTTCATTGAGACTGTTTCTAGAAGCAATGTTAGTGCGGCCTTGTTAAAACGCTTGACAAAGAGCAAGACCTTTGGTGACAAATAATAATAGTAGAGTGTCTTGAAGAGGAGTGTGGGAGGCGTGTAGTAAAGCATTTCCAATGTCTTGTAATTTGCTTCAATCATCTCAAATGCCTCTAGAGGCGTAATATCCACAAGAGAATCTGGGTTGAGGTGTTGCTGTCCAATGATATTCTGGATAATGTATGCAAATGCAACTGGTGATCTAACAACGCTCTCATCTTTGTTCTTAAACACGTATTTCATAATATTATCGCGCGAACTGATCATGAACTCGGTGTACTCTTTGCACTTTATTTGCGTAGAATCTAGTTGCTTCTTGTAACGAGCAAGCGTATTCTTCAAGAACATGGCTGAAAGAGCCTTGGGCTTCAAGTCCTCTTCAGGAACATTAAAATGTGCATAAATATCTTGAATGCTCATAGTGCCGATTCTCAGTTCTTGATTCTCCACCTTGATTGTGTCAATATTATCATCGCCGTAAGAGAACTGCACAACCTTTCTCTTGTTGGTTCTAATAGTCATGTCATAATTAACCATCAAATCCTCAAGTCCCTTGATAAGCCTGCGCTGGATGTAACCAGTAGTTGAGGTCTTGACTGCAGTGTCAATAAGACCAACGCGACCACCCATTGCGTGAAAGAAGAGCTCCTGAGGGGAAAGTCCGTTGATATAAGAGTTCTCAACAAATCCTCTCGCGCTTGGAGAGTCGTCGTACTTTGTAAAATGCGGCAACGTGCGATGCTCAAATCCATAGGGGATGCGTTTTCCATCAACATTTTGCTGACCCAAACAAGAGATCATCTGGGAAATATTGAGATCTGAGCCCTTTGAGCCAGCATTAACCATGATAACAAAGCGATTATCCTTGCTTAGACTCTTGAGCCCAATCTTTCCAGCCTCAGAGGATGCTTGGTTGAGAATATTGTTGACTTGTGTCTCAAACTCCTCCAAGTTTGTCTTTCCACTATTATTTTCAAAGACACCAATCTGTGTTTGGTCAATGAGACTCTTAACCTCATTTTTCTTGTCGGTGATCGCTGTAACAATGGACTGGTTTGTCTTTGAATCTGAGATTAAATCACTGATTCCAACACTAAAAGCGCTAGATTTCATGTACTCTGTGATAATATTTTGCAAATCATCCACAAAGTCTGCAGAAGCCATATTGCCAAAATCATTACACGTGCGGTGAATAAGCCCCTTTGTTCCTGCTCCAAGGATACCCTTGTCCATTTGTCCGCGCATGTATTGACCATCTACAATCTCAATTACGTTGTTGGATTTCTTGCCATCTTCATTGTCACCAAACTGCTTATTCTTCACCTTTAGTGAAAGAGGAGGCATAATTTGAGACAAAATATCAAAGCTGGTAAGGCGTCCTCCCTTATTTAACAAATCAAACTCGTTGATCTTGGGGAACATCATGAGCAGGTTCATTGCATCACGAGGTGTGAAACTAATATTTTCTCTGGTGAAACGATACGCGCCAAGCATGGAATCCTGGTAAATGCCAATAATCGGCGCATTATTACTAGGACTGATAATCTGGTACGGAACAGCCGCCAAGTTGCGCAACTCTGAGTCTGATTCGGCATCCTGGGGCATGTGGAGATTCATCTCATCACCATCAAAATCGGCATTATATGGCTTAGTGTCAGCAACATTCATGCGAAACGTATCACCTATTTTCATGATTCTTGCAATGTGACACATCATACTCATTCTGTGAAGAGTAGGTTGACGGTTAAAGAGGATTGGGTCGCCGTCCATCATGTGACGATGAACAATGTCCCCATCTTCCAATACAATTGACTTGCGGTCAACGTATCTAAGCGTAATAGACTCGCCATTCTTCTTTTCCAAAATCTTGGCACCTGGATATTCATCTGGACCATTAAGCACCAACTTCATCAAGAATAACTTGTTCACCTTGTTAACAGTGACAGGTTTGGTGATATTCTTGGCAATCTTCATTGGGATGCCAAGTTCCTTGATGGAAAGATTTGGGTCTGCTGTAATAACTGAACGGGCACTAAAGTCTACACGTTTAGCCATAAGATTGCCTCTCATACGTCCACCCTTTCCATTCAAGCGATCCTTGATTGACTTTAATGGTCTGCCAGAACGCTGAGCAACAGATGCTACACCAGGAATCTTATTATCCACTTGAGTAGAGACATAATATTGCAAAACCGTGGACCAGTCCTCAATTACATTGGCAGGCGCGTTATTTTGCATCTTCTCTTGCAGAGTCTTGTTGGTCTTGATAATGTTAACAAGAATGTGGCTTAGATCATCCTCACTGCGTTGCTGTGCATCGTGCTTAACGGATGGGCGCACTGCAGGAGGAGGAACGGCCATCACTTGACAAATCATCCAGTCGGGTCTTGACCACACAGGACTGAAACCCATAAAAGAGACATCCTCATCTGAGATACGCTTAAATATCTTGAGTACCATCTCTGGGGTAAGTTTGATAACCATGTTTTGTGCGCCCTCTGCATCATTCTTCCACTCTGCAAAGATTGTTGCTAGACCTTCCTTGCGAATTTTATTTGGCTGCGGGCATCCACAACCATCCTCTGTGTCTTCTCCGCAACGCTTCATTTTGCTCGCAAGACCAAACACATATTTCCAACGATTCTCGCTAGACATTTTAAGTGCCTGACTATACTTCTCCTTGCTTACCAAAAGCTTGCTGCATTTGAAACAAACACATCTAAGAATCTTTAGAATAGTATTCAAGTATTGGATGTAATAAACTGGTCTAGCCAATTCAATATGACCAAAATATCCAGGTGTTTGCATATAATCTAAACCATCCGTTGGACAGATTAGACCAGGTTCTAGAACTCCCATGCGAGGATCAAACAGCCCACCAATGACAGGTTTGTTGTTGATGTACGTGTCGCGACTGGTGATTTCTGCAACGGAACCCTTGCGAATTTCATCTGGAGATAATATACTGAATTGGATACCGATAATTTTTGAACAATTGTTGCGTGGCATTATTCCAGCGTTTTTTGACATACTCCTTATATTACTAAATTATATTTAGATTGTTTTATATCAATTTTATTTTAAGAAAAATAATAATACAGTTGAGCTTTCATGTATTTGCATGAATTATCAAAGTCTTTATTTCGGTTTAATAAATAAATTGATTGAGATAAAAAGAATATAAATTGATATACCATAGTATAAGGAAATGCCGAAAGATTCTAAAACTCAACTGTCAAAAAAGGAGGTCGCTAGTCCTAAGAAGGGCTCTTCCATCAAGTCAAAGAAAACGAAGAAGGGTGAAGATTTGGCGAGAAATCGCAAGTCTCATGAAGAGTCTTCCAGTGATGATGATGATTATGAGGAAGATGATGATGATGACGAGATGGATGTACATGAATATCGCAAATTCTTGGCGAAAATGTTTCCATCAAAGCATTTGAATAAAAAGATCAAGTCTGGAGAAAAATTAAAGAAAGTGTTGAAGGAGGATGAAGATGATGAAGAGGAGGAGGACGAAGAGGAAGAGGAGGAAGAGGAGGAAGAGAAAAAGACAAAACGCACAAAGAAAGTGCAAAAACTTTCTAAAAAGAAGAACAAAAAGGTTGTAAAGAAAACCAAGAAGGTTGTTGAGGAGAGCGAGGATGAGGATGAGGAGGATGAGGACGAGGATGAGGATGAGGATGAGGATGAGGAGGATGAGGATGATGAGGATGATGAGGAAATGCAAGAATATGAGATTGGAGCAAAGCATGGAAATAAATTTAATATTATCTTTACTATCGGCGGTCTTAATCGTGATGACGAAGACGAAGACGAGTGGGAAGATGATGAAGATGAGGAGGATGAGGATGATCTGCTTCAAGAATATTATGAGAACTTTGATGAGGATGAAGACGAGGATGAGGACGAGGATGAGGACGAGGATGAAGAACTCCTTAAGAAAAAGTCTAAAAAGCAGGGCAAGAAGTCCAAGTCTACGGAAGAGAGTTCTGGTGAGGTTGAACCTGTTGAGAAGCCCGTATACTCAAATGAGCAGGTTCTTTCACAGTTGAAAGGAATCCTCGCGACCGACAAAAATAATAAGATGATTGAGAAGTTTGTTGGAATATGTGAAACTACTATTAAGAAGGAAACTAAGATTAAGGAAAAGCGCGAGAAAAAACAAAAGCAAAAGAACTCATCAAAGTTTCGCTCAATCATCAAGGAGAAAAATTCTATGAATGATTTTGCATTCTTTGAGAAGATGGCGATGGAAGACCAGACCAAAATTATCAAGGAGCTTGAAGAGATTAACAAGATTACCAGGATTGAAAAGCCTTATAGATTGACTCTTTTGGAGGCTGATATTCCTCTTCAATTCAAGGCATCTGCAATGAAAAAGCTTACCTCGTTGCGTTACATGGAGCCTGGAAGTGGCGAGTTCTATAAGATTAAGAATTGGGTTGACACCTTTATGAAGATTCCTTTTGGAAAGGTGAATACGCTTCCTATTAGCATTGAAGATGGAGTTGAAGCCTGTCATAGCTTTATGGAAAACGCACAAAAGTGCCTTGATTCTGCAGTCTATGGGCTAAATGATGCCAAGATGCAAATTATGCAAATGATGGGTCAGCTCATAACGAATCCAAAGGCAATCGGCACTTCAATTGCAATCCAAGGTCCAATGGGTACTGGTAAGACGACACTTGTCAAGGAAGGAATCAGTAAGATTTTAGATAGACCCTTTGCGTTTATTGCACTCGGTGGTGCAACTGATAGCAGCTTCTTGGAGGGGCACTCTTACACGTACGAAGGAAGTGTATGGGGCAAGATTGTGCAAATTCTTATTGACAGCAAGTGCATGAATCCAGTGATTTACTTTGATGAGTTGGACAAGATCAGCGACACGCCAAAGGGCGAGGAGATTGCTGGTATTTTGACTCATTTGACTGATACTTCGCAGAACAGTCAGTTTCACGACAAGTATTTTGCAGAGATTGACTTTGATTTAAGCAAGTGCTTGTTTATCTTTAGTTACAATGATGAGAGCAAGGTGAATCCTATTTTGCGCGACAGAATGTACAGGATTCAAACCAAGGGCTACGATAGAAAGCAAAAGTCTGTCATCTCTCGCGACTATTTGTTGCCCAAGATTCAAGAGCAAGTGAAGTTTAGCACAGAGGATATTATTATCCCAGATGAGTCTCTTCACTATATTATTGAGACTCACTGCAACAAGGAGGATGGCGTTCGCAACTTGAAGCGTTGTCTTGAGATCATTCATACCAAGTTGAATTTGTATCGTCTTATGCGCCCAGATACTAATTTGTTTGAAGAGGACATGTCTATTAAGGTTCAATTTCCATTTACAGTAACAAAGGACGTGATTGACAAGTTGATCAAGAAGAATAAGGAAGAGGCATGGGTATCAAATTTGTATGTCTAATTAATTATTAATCTAAAACCATTTATAAAGAAGGTTCTAATATAATTAATAATAACCAAAATGGCAGACAACCAGCGAATGGAATTATTAAAACAATTAAAAATAATTAGTGAAGATTATTTATCTTTTTTCTTGTCAATGAAAAATGCATGCGATGATGTAAATAGCGATTATGATGATATCCAAGTGAGCGATCACAAAACCGTGTTTAATTTGAAAGAAGACTCCACAGGAGAAGGAGCGGAAAAAGAAGAAACTAAGATTGATAATGATATTATAAATGAGTTGGCAATGTTTCGTCTGTATTTTAATGAAATGAATTTTAATATTCAAATGAATAATGCAAAGCACATTAATAACGCTATTATTTGTAGGTTGAAAGAACTATGCAAGCACGAAATAATTGAGGATGACATTGATATTGATGTGGATAGAACAATGAAGATAAAGTTTTGCAGGCTTTGTGAATGCACATTTGATTAATATAAATAATATATTGTTTTTGCAACTTAGAGAGTCTTTAAGTTGCAAAATTAAACCTTTGATTTAATACTCAGAGTATGGAACATTGTTTCCGCCGCGACCATTCAAATACTTGTATTGATCAACCGTCATGCACGCACAACCAGTGCTGGTTGAGTAGGTGTTGGGGCAGCAACTGCCTTTAAAAGGCGTTGTGGCAAACATATCTAACTCACCTTCAGGAAGAGGAATAGGTTGCTTCTTGCGATCCCAGATCTTTTGCGCACCCTTGCTGGGCCTTTGGCCTGGTGCAAGAGCAAGATTTGCTTGAAACCACGATGAGGTATTTACTGGTGTATAGTCTCCTAATGTGTAACGAGCAGAATCGCCATTATTTGTGTTTGCAGGGCTGAAACCTTCCTTTAAGCTCTGCATAACATTCTTAGCCATGTAAAACCCCTCCTTAGCAGTCACCTTTGAGCATCCACAAAGGGTGTGACCAAAAAGAATTAAACCAACAATTACGATTAAGATGAGAATTTCCCCTCTAAATTTGTATGAACCAATAGAGACATTCATATTATACATATTTTATAGATAATAATTTTTATTTGTCATTCTCTTTACCTAAATGTAAATCTATCAAGGAATTGTAGTCGTAGAATTTTAAATTATTTACAGTAAAACTAGAAGTATCAGTTAATACGTGATAAAGCTTTTTAAAGGATTCCTCCGTATTTCTTCCTTCTATCTTTGAAAGTTTACCCATATTTTTATCGCAGAGGCATATGTTTTTTCCAGTGTAAGAATTATTCAAGTATCCTAAATTATATTCTTTAATATTTTCTATATTTTTTGCATCTATTTCAACTACTCCATATATTGTTTCACCAGTACTGAGTTTAGAACCAGGGTCAACATCTTTAATAGTTGTTTTTAATCCATTTTCTAAAACTATCGGCGTTTCACCTGAAAATCCACCATTCAAATGTTTGTGAATGTTTTCTGTGGTTTTTATTGATGGTAATTTTAAAATGTCTTTCAAATCTTTGCCATATATTTCGTCCCAATCTGTAAACACCAGATCATTAATAACGATTGTTTTGCTAGAAGTATTTAAACAGTACAAATAAGGTTCCGCATAGCAAGCAATTTCTACACTATCTGGATGTTTTGCAACTGAAATCCACTTATCTTTGCACTTGACAATGTGACTCTCACTTACTATTACATTATTCAAACTAAACATTATATGATCCTTTGCCAAAACTTTTACCTTTGTTGTAACAATATTATTATTTTCTAAAACATCTCCAACATGGATCTCTTTTATAGTTTTCGTTGAACCATCATTCATTGTCAATTCAGTATTTGGGTCAAAACATGCACTTGGAGGCGAGGGAGCTTTTGGAGCCATTTGTACGTGCACTTGCAAAACTTGAACAAAAAACACAGCCACAATTGCAAATACGGTTACAATGGCTATATATGATGCTAATGCTGCAAATGCTGCAGTCCAAATGAATGGACTAAACATTCCAGCTATAAAAAGGAGTGTTATTATTACAGTAACAACAATAAAAATAATTATAATAACTTGGAATAGCGCTCCAAGCAAGGATTTTAGCGCGTAGTATGTGCCAAGACTTGTGTAAAGACCAGCAGTTAAAATAGCTTGCGTTTTTCCCATAGAACTAGCAAATGTTATCATTATCTGTTGAAGTGGTGTTAAAATGTTTAATATTCTGCTTAAAATATCCTCTGCTATATTTGAAAAGTTGGATCGTAATTGTGCCATAAAACTTCTAGCAATGCCAACAGCCTTGGATAAATCATTGTATAAATCAGTAATACCGCTAATAATGTATTGGAAAGGTGCGAGCGCATATCCAACAATGTTTTCTAGAATGGACTGAACGCATCCAGTAAAGTTGTCTCCCGTAAACTCAATTGCTGTTTTTCCATCTGGCTTATTTATGAATCCCGCAAATGGGATCACTTTTGGGTTGCACTTTTGATTGTTCCAGTCGTCTTTTATTTCTTGTGCTTGGACCATGACATTGCAATAGGCCCATACAAAAAACACAATGGCTGTTATAAAGAGAAACATAAATACTGAACCACCATACAAGTCAAAATATGAAAGATTATCATATAGTTTGTTTATCGTTGATGCGGCTGTGTATAAAGACGATTTGTTGTCGTTTTGCATTGATTCGTCCTCTGTTAAGGAAGAAGATTCTGCGGAGGATGACTTTGATGATTCTTTAGAGCTAGCCTTACCAGAGGCTCCAGGAGCGTAAGATGATTCATTGCTAGAAGTAGACGGAGATGCACTAGAAGAGCTAGAGCTAGAAGAGCTAGAGCTAGAAGAACTAGAACTAGAAGAAGTAGAACCAGAGGAAGAACTGGAAGCACTAGATGGACTAAATGAACTCTCGTCACTACTATCACTTTCACTAAAAACGGAATTCAACACATTTCGCGCATTTGCACCAGCACCTGAACCAACAGCAGCGGCAGCGGCAGCGGCAGCAGCAGCAGATTTTTTATTTTCTACTTCTTTGGCTTTAGCCAATAATTGTCTTCTCTGTTTATCAGTAATTTCGCTTTCCATAGATGCTTGAATTGCTGCTTCAAGATCAGGATCTTCCTCTGGGACTGGAGGTGGACCAGCCATTTCCAATGATAGTCTCACAGCTTCTTCCATAGCTGCATCTGGTTCTGGAACTACAACTCCATTAGCTGGATTTAACGCATCTAATCGTCTACCTTCAGCATTTGATATTATAAAGCTTTCAGCAGTTCCTCTATCACTAATTATATAAATTGAATCAAAATGAACTTGAGTGGTAGAATATATAAAAATAAAATCTAGGCCATTTTCTGGATTTTCTCCAGACCAAAATATTTGATAACCCGGTGGAGGTGTATAACTTTTAGTTCTAGGATTATATGTAGCCTTTTCAGAAAAAACTAATATATTAATATTGAATGAATTTGCAAATAATTGTATGGATTCATCTCCCATCCAGGCATTAGAATTTACATTTGCTTGCAATTCAACGTTGTCTTCTGGCACAAATCTTAAAAATACATTTTTGCGAAAATATCTACCAATTTGACCTTTTACTCCTTCGTCAACTATATTTCTATAAGTTGGGCTTAGTGAATTGAGACAGGAATGAATAAAACAGGTGCCATCTCCAACTGAATGATAAACATTATATCTAAAAAATTCAGTATTTTCATCAAAAGTTTCGGGCTTTTTATAATTTAATATTCTTCTTTTATTATCAATAGCTCTGCTATTTGTTAATTTTTCAATTTCTTCTGGAGTAGAAGCTATTTGAATAAGAGGTCTTCCTTTGCGTCTTTGAATATCATCAACATGTGTAACAATAAAGTTAACCCATGCTTCTATTCCTACTGCATTTCTATTGTCTTCATTGACAAAAATGTCATTTATAGTTTTTAATTGTGCCATAATGTGTACTAATATACTAAGTCATAAAAATATATCGTTTTTTATGAATTAGAGCGAGTTGATGGTGTATTATCCAAGTTTTAATTTGTATCTGTAAGACTCTTCATCTGTTGTCTAGTGCAGTTATTGAAGAGACCAGATCCTAAATCTTTTTGATTAGGATTGAATGGTTGCCACATTTCTTCCTTAAATAGATCAGGGAATGGTTGTTGTTCTTGGGTTGACTGGAATTTATATTGATACAAGTCACTATTTGGGCTAGGAACGTATGTAGCTTGACTGCATTTCTGCAAAGCATAAATTTGATTCTTCAACTCCGATTCCTTGTTCACATTTGCTGCGTAGCCAGACCAAGGCGCCGTGGCATTTCCAGGATTAAAGATTTGCTCAGGATTATATGTGGGCATTTGCTCCATAGGTGTTCTAATAACCTTTCTAGGGTCAACTACTGGTAAAACAGAGAATTTTGTCTGTGCAGGAGTAACACTTAAATATGGCTGAAGAACCTGGGAAGGGACATTTCTTGCATACAATCGTTGATTAATGATATTTGATCTCTCGGATGCACACTGATCACTAAATTGATTTGAGGACATGAATACTTAATATAGATAAATAATAAAAATATTGAATAAAATTTTAAATTATTGCACACCCGTTTTAATATTATTTTAATTTGCAATTAAGGTGGGGTGCAATTAAGTAATATTTAACTTTTCAATCAAATGTATTTACTCATGAAATAATTTTTTCACTTCTAAGCGTGTGTCACTTTTTATTAATTCAATATTACTAGGGGAAGGAATCTTTAAAAAAAGATTTTCGTTTACTATAAAATCAATAATGTATTTGTATGTTCCCTGTAAATATTCCGAAGGAGAAAAAACAAGTTTATTATTTATTGCAAATACAAATGTTTTATCATCTAAATTTTTATAATAAGATAAATAATTTTGTTTTGTGATTATAAAACATATTATATATTTCAAGTGTGGATATAATTTTTCAATAGCATTTTGTAGTGTCTTATAATATTTTAATTCATTTTCATAATCATTCAAGCAAATTGTGCGCAAAAAGCAAACAGGCATTTTTTTGCTTAATACTTCTTTAAATCTTGTAATTTTGCGGTTAAATGAATCAATTACATCTTGATCAGCTAAATCGTCATGTTGAAACTCGCAGCATTTGCTTAAATAAAACCCCGTCTCCTGTTTTATTTTCTCTTTTGGGAAAAAATTAGCAAAATCATTTTCTAAACAATCAATTACGCCTATTATAGAACTTCTTACATAGTCAAATGGATTGCTAGGGCTAAAAATATTATTTCTAGTTAGTGCCATTTTTGTACCACACCATCCTCCAATAGAAACAAATTCAATTTCAGTCATATGCTATAGTGCTATACAAAATGGTCTTACAAAATTTTATCCTAGATTATAAACATTTTGATAAATCCATATAAACAAATAGCAATAATATTAGTAGATCCTCTAGATGTGTGGAATATTTTCACTACTAAACAATGATTCCAGATTTGCAGATGACTTTATAAAAGAACAGTTTAAAAAGGGTGAGAATCGTGGTCCAGAGTTTTCTAAATTAGAAAAGATGGGGCAAAATACAAGTTTAGGATTTCATCGTTTGGCTATTAATGGATTGAATACCGAGTCTAATCAACCAATTGTAATTGATAATGTGTTGCTTGTCTGCAATGGAGAAATATATAACTACAAAGAATTGTATGAGCGCATGAATGTTGTACCAAATACGGACTCTGATTGCGAAGTTATCCTGCATCTATATTTGAAATATGGGATTGAGCAAACGTTGCAAATGTTGGATGGCGTGTTTGCATTTGTCTTATATGACAGGCGAATTTTTTGCGATGCAGCAAGAAAGGACATTACGGATGAAAGCAAGATGTTTGTTGCGCGCGATCCATACGGAGTTAGACCCTTGTATTTCTTAAAACCAATAAATAACGTTCAAGAAGAAAATCTGTTTTCTTACAAAGGTATTACTGATGCTCCACTGTTAAATAAATGCGTTCCTGTTTATGGATTTGCATCAGAGTTGAAAGTATTAAGTGATTTTCACAAAGAATTGACTAAATCAAGACATTTATACACAATTGATCATTTTCAACCAGGCACATATTGTGAAATGAGATTATCGTCAAAGGTAATGGCTAGATGGAATATTCATGTAGAGTCTTGTCGTTATCATTCAACGGGATTTACCAGCATTATTAATTCACTAAAGTATGAGAATGCTTATGCGGATGCTATACAGAAGATCCCATTTCATCTTTCAACTGCAGTGGAAAAAAGATGTCTTACTACAGAGAGACCAATCGCGTGCCTTCTTTCAGGTGGATTTGATAGCAGCATCATAACTGCGCTGGTAAATGAATATTATAAAGGCATTTCATCCACACCCTTAGAAACATACAGCATTGGTCTGGAAGGTTCAATGGATTTGAAATTTGCTAAAGAAGTGGCAGAATATTTGGGAACAAAACACACCGAAATTGTTTTGAAAGAAGAAGATTTTATCAACGCTATTCCACAGGTTATACAGGTAATTGAAAGCTATGATACAACATCAGTTAGGGCAAGCATTGGCAATTATTTGATTGGCAAATACATTTCGCAGAAGAGCGATGCCAAGGTCATTTTTAATGGCGATGGCTCAGACGAATTGTGCGGAGGGTATTTGTATATGCATGAATGTCCAAATGAGATTGAGTTTGATGCAGAAAGCAGACGCCTTTTAAGAGACATTCACAAATATGATGTCTTGCGCTCAGACAAGTGTATTTCATCTCATGGGCTTGAACCTAGAACGCCATTCTTAGACAGAACATGGGTTCAATATTATTTGTCCATTGATCCAAGTGTTCGTTATCATCCAAGGATGGGTGAAATGGAAAAATTCCTTCTAAGAACAGCTTTCAGTGAAGATAACTTTAAGAATAAAGCAGGCAATCCACTTCTACCTAAGAGTGTTATTTGGAGGCGCAAAGAGGCATTCAGTGATGGCGTAAGTGGCAAGGAAAAATCCTTGTATAAAATAATTCAAGAGGAAACATCCAAGCTGTGTCCGTTACCACAAGGAAGGACCTATGAGAATTTATGCAAAGAAGATCCTGTAATGCAGCTTATAAACGAACATAATGTGCCAAAAACGGCAGAACAATTTTATTACCGAAAAATTTTTGAAACAGCATATCCAGGACTTGGAAACGTTATTCCATATTTTTGGATGCCAAAGTATACAAATGCAACGGATCCAAGTGCAAGAACACTAACTCTTTACAAAGAATTAACGGCAGAGTGAAATCGCTGAAAAAAGCGCACTGAAAAAAAGGCACTACCCACAGTTTTTATGACAACATATAATAATATAGTGTCATATGACGTTATCAAAGGATATTCACGACTTTCAATCAACCGTGTTCAATTATATAATATTTGCATCATATTTTTTGTATGCCGCAGCAGCTTTAGGTTTATTTTCGCAAGCACCCCAATATTTATCTAATTTGGATGCATATGTTAAAATATATGTTTGCTTATTTTTAATTATTAGGTTCAACCCATTAAGAAAGATACAATTTACTGATCTAGATAGAAGAATCGCATTTAGCGCGGGTCTATATATTTTAACAACTACTGCAATAACGCAAATACTTATTACATATTTACAACAAATTAATAATTTTTTTGAACATAGGATTGGTAAAAAAACGGTTTAAATTTATTGTTAATTATTTTGAAGGTGACGCGTAAACCATTTTAGAACCAAATCCAAACCACAATAAAAGGGATAAGATGCTTCCTAAAACAAATCCATTACCAGCAGCAAAGATGGATTTATTATAGATGTAGTAAAATGACACGGGGAAAAGGACATATGTCAACAAAAGGTAAAAGAACATGATTCCAGCAAAAGTGGAAAAACTTGGTTTAGGCGAGGCAGCAGGCATTATACATAATATTAAGATAATTTTTTATGTTTAATTGCTCCTACGTTTTATTTCTCCTACGTTTTATTTCTCCTACATTTTATTTCTCCTACATTTTATTTCTCCCACTTTTTGTTCTATTATTAACTTTGTGTTTTAGCTTTTTCTGTGTTTTTCTATTGCAATCTTGACGAGTCTTAAAAAAAGTTTGCAAATGTATCATTATTTTCTTTGTTATCACCTTATCCACCTCATATTCGTCTTCATTTTTTTGGACATAATCATATGCATATCTTTTAAAGTGTTTCATCATAATAGGTGCAAATGTTTCTTTAAGTTCATTTGTTGATAATATATTTTCCCCGATTTTGCTGCGTTCAAATCGGGTTATCATTTCTTCAAATGGCAAATCGTGAACATAAGGTTTAACGTTTATATAGTAGACGTTCTCGTGTGTCATCTCTGGAAAATAATTGTCATCTAAAAAACAGATTTGTGTATCTGGAGATATTTGTGTGCATTTAACTAAATCGTGATGTGATTTGTCGTGAGTCGTTCTGCATATTTCAACACGTTTTCCATTTATCTTGAAGGCGGCAATTATTTGGTTGAATAGATTATAGTGAATCTTTTTTTCAAAATATTTTTTAATAAACTGAGCCCACTCTAGTGGTCCCTGATTATTTGTGTAAATCATTAATTTATGACAATGGCGTTGTTGCTTTTTATTTTTCAAGTAAAATAAAATGGATAGTATATTCGGGCGAATAAATTCTGGAAAAAGATCAAGGATTTCATTGAAATAGTCTTGCTTTGAAATGGTTGTATTTATTTCATTTAGTGTTTTTTCTTTTAAAAAATAGTCAAGACAGTCCCAAAATATTCCTAATTCTACGAAATATCCCAACGTCTCATCTAAATCAAATACGACTATTTTTGGTGCGGATTGCATATAATATTTTTATATTAAAAAATATTAAAATATTTTGATAATTTGATAATTTTATTTTTAAACTACAAATGCAGTTTTATTTTAAAATTGAAAGCTTTTAAACAAGCAAATTAAATGTACCTTGCAAAAAATAACTATACCATATAATGGACAAAAGGATCAAGCAGATTTGGTTTGATAACAAGACTGACCTTCATGTCAATGTTTCTGGATGGGTTTCGGTTATGTATGGGCTAAGTAGTTTTAAGACAGTTCTCGTTAAACCTGGCGAAAAACTTGTAGTATGCAGTACCGTTGGCGAGTGGCATATTGACTCCATGTTCTGCAATGATGAATATTATAAGCCATGGAAAGATAGAGGACTAGAAAAATATAGTAATATTGGCAAATTTCGTTCTCAGCCATGTGCATCGGGAAACTACGCTTGGATGGAGTACGATAAACCATTCACTTGCACTTATAGTGAGGCGGAAGGAGATGTTAACGGCCTAATGACTTTTGAAATGATTGAATAACATTCCGCATATTATGCGCAATCATTATATCGCGTTGTCTTTTCCAACCATTTGCGTCAAATCCAGCAAAAAGATGTTTTATCATTCTTAAATGAAAAATATTTTTTTCAAATACAAAGACGTGAGGGGTTCTGTTTGAATATTTGATATAATCTGTCTTTGTATGAAATAATTTTAATGAGTTTTCTAGCAAATATTTTTCTATTCCCTCAGTAAAAACTTGCGGACCAGTTAAGAAGTGCACTATATCTTTTTCTAAAAACTTTGTTGTTTTGTGTATTCTTTCAACAGATAAATCAATTACAGATTTTAATGCGGCCGATCCAGGCGGAGCGGCAAATGTCCATTGACATAAATAATTGTGATCACTTTCTGGTGCACAAACAATTTGCGCATTTTTTAATAAATTATTTGGATTTGTTAAACAAATTGTATCTGCGTCTGCGTATATGCCTCCATATTTGTATATAATGCAATATCTCCACAAATCGGCTTTCATCACAGGCAATGGCAATTTCTTGTACGCCTCATATATTTCTCCTTCAAAATTTTCCTGCATAAATTTATCGCATACTTCATCTGTATAAAGATAATATTCAAACTCCTTTGCATACTTTCTCCAGCTGTCAATAGCACTCCTTATTTTGGGGTTGCCTTTAATAAATTGAATAGATTTATGAGTTTGAAATATTTTTTTGGGTATTGGTGAAGGTTCGGTTGGAATTGTAGATGGTAAATTAGTTCCATTTTTTCCATTTATTTTATTCAGTATATCCAATAAATTTGGAGGAGGTTTAATTTGACGTATAATTGCATTATCTTTTTGATTTAGTAATTCACTAAACTCAATTTTATCTGTGTAAATACCATCTGGGTATTTTTCTTCATTTAAATTTGATGAAACCTCATTTACAATTTCATTTGCAACTTCACTTTCAATATCCTCTACTACCATTTCAATATTATTAGTTTCTTTTAATGAATCTATTTCATTAACCGCTGTTTCTTGATCACCATCGGGCTGATCTCCAGTAGGTTGATCTCCGTTATCTTGCATTATATTTTTTGAATATATAATAATAGATAGTTTTAAACTATTTTAAAAAATATTTGCATATATTAAATTAACTATTGATCAATGTCAAGAAAAACAAAAAGGATAACTACAAACGATTATATTCGCGTTCTAAAGTATTATAAATTAGAGATACCTTCAAGTAATGCGACTATAAAATCTAGGGCAGAGGACATTTTAGCTCAAAAGCTATGCAAATGTATTAAGAAAGTGGATAAAAGAGTTGGTGGTAATGAAAAAAAGGCAATAGCAATCTGTTCAAAGGGTGTTTTTACAAGGAAGGGTTTGTCTAGAGGCAAATTTGAATGTAAAAAAAAGAATCGTGTTACCTTTAAAAAACGATGAATTAAATAATTTATTTGAAATATGTGTTCCAAATAAATAAAAATTAATATGATCATAATATAAGCATCACGCAAAAAATGCCAAAAGAATCAATGCATGACATTATTATTATTGGAGCTGGTATAGCAGGACTATATTCTGCATACAATATCAAGAAAATGTCTCCAAAAACATCATTCTTGATTTTAGAACAGAATAAAAAACAATGGCTAGGAGGGAGAATGGGAAATGAAAATTTTTACGGTACAAGTGTTGTTACTGGAGCTGGAATAGGAAGAAAAGATAAGGATGATTTGATACAAAAATTATTAAAGGAGCTTCACATAAAAACAACCGAATTTACAGTGGATCCTGCTTACGCACCAACTATAAAAAATCCTGTTGATGTCATGAGCGTCATAAAGTATTTAAGAAAACAATATAAAGAGGAGAAAACACTTTCTGGCAAAAATGACTTAAAGAAACAAACATTCAAACAATTTGCTATGAAGCATTTAGGTAAAAAGATGTATGATGATTTTACTGTATCCGCTTCATATACTGACTATGAAAACGAAGATGTGGAAGAAACACTCTATCATTATGGGATGGAGGATAATGCTTGCTGCTGGACGGGTATAAACATACCATGGCATGCCCTAGTTTATAAATTAGTGGATGAAGTGGGGGAAGAAAATATTCGGGCATCTACAAAGGTTGTCTCCTTGGAGAAATTTGTTGTCAATGGTGGCTGTGGTTACAAAATTGTTTCTTCCAAAGGGCGATCGTTTTATTGCAAAAAAGTTATTATTGCCACAACAATTTACAGTGCAAGACTTCTTATTCCTGGCGCCTCCTTAAAGGACAGTCTTTATCAAAATATTCATGGACAACCTTTTTTGCGAGTATACGGAAAGTTTGGAAAGACTGGATCTGCTACTATGAATAAACACATTGGCTCTTCTGGTTATTTAATTGTTCCAGGACCTTTGCACTCAATTATAACTATAGATGTCAAAAAAGGCGTTTATATGATTGCTTACACAGATAATGAAGCCGCTAAAATGCTTTCTAGTCATTTAGAAAATAACGAGAAAAATAGGGAGTTTTTTGTAAAACTTTTGCGAGATTCTATTGGGATTGGAATGAACGAACCCATGGATCTAATAGCAATAAAAGATTATTATTGGAATATTGGTACTCATTACTATGGGCCATTGCCAGATGAATTTAAAACGCGCAGTGCATTTATTAAAAAAGCCCAACATCCTGAACCCAATATGTTAGTTGTTGGTGAAATGATTAGTAGAGATCAAGGATGGTCTAAGGGTGCGCTTGAAAGTGTTCATGTGGCTTTAACAAAAAAATGGATAGATGCACCGTGTTAGATAAGTTCCTTAACCATAAAATAACCATGATAGCCAATTGCGGCGAATGCTAACATAAGGTCAAATTGGAAATAATAATATGGTGTTTTGACTCCATTCCAACCAATTATTAAAAGAACTGGTGCGAGAATAAACATGTGGAACAGATTCACCCACAGATAACTTTTAGGTTGTCCATATTTAAGGATTGCTTTATATCCATGCAATAAAACTATAAGTATTCCAGTTGCAAATATAACTTTATACATGAATGCAGGCATATTCGTTTTTACAATGCCAATATAAAGTAGAAAAGCGCCAACAATAAGTATGTGAAAAAGATGCACATAAAATAGTTCGGTAAATTTGGGAACCTCCATATAAATATACTAACTATATTTTCTAAATATAATATAGTTGAAATGTCTACAAGAACAACTAAAAGGTTTAGTTATAAGAATCACCAAGTTCATCACCATGGACACCAAAAAATGGTAAAAACTGTAACAATTAAAAATGGTAAAGGGTTTAAGCGCGTAGTTCGTTACCACAAAGGAAATATTAAATCAAATATTAAAAAATCTTTAAAAAGTGCAGAGGTTGAGCTAATCAAGTTGGGAAAATTTATTCCTAAATTATTTGCAGATTGTGGATGCGGTGGCAAAACGAAGAAGAATCGCAAGCATTAGGGTGCATGACGCGCAATTAAACGCTCTATGCGCTCTTCCTCTTTATCGTGTTCATCTTGATAGTCTTCATCTGCAAAAACCTCAGCATTGGATCCAGATGAAATGGCTTGAATGATGCGAACTACAACTTGGGGGTTTGCCAAGCTTCCAATCTTTGCAGAAAGTCTGTCACATGCATCTTGACTGTTTGCCAAAATGCAAAGTGTGCCGCACAGTTCTTCAACAACATCTTCCGCTTCTAGATGCGCATCAATTGCATCTACTATTTTTTCAACGGCTCCAGAACGGATCATATTTTCTCTCATTTGGTCATCTTGTGCAAGACCCGCCAATGCTTCACCTGCTTTCTTTATTAACTCTTGACTCATCGGGTGCGCATTAAAGACCTCTAGAACTACTAGTTCGGCACCGCAATTGCGCATTGCAATAAGATTTTCAGCACTCATTGTGGTTAGCTAGGTAAACTGGGATTACTGTTGCCCAAGTTCTTTAAATTCTTTTCAATTTTATCGAATATCCTTTAAATGGTTTAATTATTTCTTTGCCAGATGATTTAAAGCCGCGAGGATGATATTCTCCTGTGCAGACAGTTTTTGGAAAATCAGGCACTCATCCATCTTAAACCTGTAAAAACGATTGTGCGTCGTTTTGCATTTAATATTTATTCCGCTGTCCGTAACATCCATATCGCAAACTATACCGCCTTTATACAAAGGCATATTAGCTGGATCCTTAATGGGAATCCATCTTATATAAGACCCATAATGCAGATCCTTGATCTCATCCACATATTTGTATTCTCTTAGCTTTCTCAAATAATCCAGATGCTGTTCTTTTGGTAACAGAAGCTCTTTTAAAACTCCATGATTCAGTTCCATTATTTTTTCACTTGTCAAATTTAAAAGAGACTCATTATCTTCGTTGTCAAGAGCCTTTAATAATTTATTCACGTCTATTTCTTCATCATCATCTTGATTCTCCATTTAGGTTTTGGTTAATATTACATTATATTGTCATTATTTGTTTATTACAATTTGATTTGATATTATTTGCATGGGATATCAAATTGTAATAATAATATGTATGTGTCTATGGGTGTCTACATGTGTTTAGAAACTGGAACCGAATGAACCGCCAAGAGCCTCATTAGCGGCCATTATACTGTTTTCATAACTAGCTGTTGGCATAGACCCTTGATCATTTTGGCTCATATTATTGTAATCTGGCATTTGAGGTGGCATTGAAGATGGCATTTGGTTTCCTGAACCATATGATGGTAACTGACTAATAGATGTTGTGCCAGCCATCATTGATTGGTTCATGGCAGACTGAGCCATAGTTCCAGTATTCCCTTGAGAGATGGGTTGACTGACCTTAACCTTTCCACTTTTGGAACCCTTCTTGTTCTTATCATTTGAACTATTAGTACCATCCCATAACTCCATGAGACGATCAACCAATATGCTTACTTTTTCGCCCAACTTAGTCTGCAAACTCAGCACAATGACCAAGACTGCTAAAACAATTGTCGTAACATTAAATTCTGGATACTTCTCGCCGCTATAAGTAGGGAAATAGGTAATGAATCTATTGATAAAGAATATTCCCAAGAACATTGTCAAAAGCTGAATAATGATTTCTGCTAAAAGTTCTAAACTATTTTTTTCGTCGTCGGCTTCAGGTATAAAACGTTGGGTTGCCTTATTCAAAATAATCACAGGGATAACCGCGATAATAGCATATTGAATAATGTTTAATAATTCACTTTTGGACTCTGTATTAAAGTTAAAAACATGTTTAAAGAATCCTTCTTTTGATGAACTATTTTTTGTCAAGTTGTCAAGGTTTTCCATATGATTTATAAAAAGAAATAAAATAATATAAATGCTCTAAAAACAATTAAAATCATCTTAATAAATTATTATCATGGAATCTTTGACTCTTTTGAAGGAAGAAACCTGCGAAATAAATCGGGAAGAAATGCAATATATAAATTTGGTAAAGGATATTTTGAATAAAGGACACACAGAAGTAGGGCGAAATGGCACAACTATTAGTCTATTTGGTGCGTCCATGCGGTTCTCCTTAAAAGACGGAAGGATTCCTATTTTAACCACCAAACGGGTTGCATGGAAAACATGCTTAAAAGAACTGCTATGGTTTATTAGTGGTAAAACAAATAATAATATATTAACAAAGCAGGGAGTACACATTTGGGATGGAAATGCGTCTCATGAGTTTTTAGAATCTCGCGGATTGGGGAACTACAAAGATGGCGAATTAGGACCTATATACGGCCATCAATGGAGGCATTTTAATGCAGAATGGACTGGCGATGATGATTATGCGGGAAAAGGAGTTGATCAGTTACAAGAAATTATTGATCAGTTGAAAAATCCAGAGACTAGAACAAGTCGTCGCCTTATTATGACTGCATGGAATCCCTGTCAGCTTGCAAATATGGCCTTGCCACCATGCCATATAATTTGTCAATTCAATGTACACGATGGAAACCAATTATCGTGCGCTCTTTATCAACGCAGCGGAGATGTTGGATTGGGTATTTGTTTTAATATTGCATCTTATAGTTTCTTAACGCATCTTTTAGCAAAACATTGCGGGTTAGAAGCGTGCGAGTTTGTTTATTTTTTAGGAAATGCTCATATTTACGACGATCACATAGACGCAATGAAAGAACAGATTTTGCGCGAACCTTTTGATTTTCCAAAGGTGGAAATTAAGCAGATGCGCGAAAATATTAATGATTATGATATTTGTGATTTTGAAGTTTGCAATTATAAAAGTCATGAACAAATTAAAATGATCATGCGTAAGTAATTTAAAAACATTCTATGTATAGAATTTATTAAATGAGCAGTTCTAGATCTGTGGCAGCCGCAAGACAAAGACGTGCAGGAGATTCCGCTCCTCAACAACAACCACCAGCTAGGGGTCCACAACCATCCATTGGATCTCGTCAAGTGTTTGCACAACAACCACCGCAACCACCGCAACAACCTCAACAGCAAAGGACTTCATATGCGCAATATCAACAAGGACAACAGGGGCCACCTCAGCAACAGGTTCGCGCTGGCCAACCCCAACAAAGAGTTTCATTTGCTCAGCAACAACAAGAGCAACAACAACAATCCGTTGGTTCGTCTCCAGTAACATTACCCCAAATGGTTACTCTACTTACACTTCGCCTTGCTAGCTTAGAGAGGGGTATAATGAGATCTCAGCAACAGGGTCTTCAGGTTTCAGCAGGAAATATTGAAGGCAATGATACTCTTCGTCTTATTGATGAGACCGTTTTGATTAGCATTGCCGACAGATTGCAAAATCTTGAAGATTCAATATTTGGCGAAGATTCAAACAACACAGGCATTTCTGTTAATGATGCAATTGTGACAGCTCTTAATGATAAGGTTGTGGCTTTGCAAAACGAGCTTATGGATGCCAAGGCATCTATCTCTAAGCTCCAACTTTTTACAATGGAGACGAATCAAAAGCTTTTAAATGCTGTCATGCAACAGGGTACACCTTCTTTTACTTCAACTTCACCATTAGCTGATGCTGAAGAGGAGGAGGAAGAGGTCACTGTAGAAGATGTAAATGAGGATGACGAGGAGTATAGCCCAACAACCAATCTTAAGGAATTAATTCAAAAGGAACTTGAAAATACCAACGCTTAAATGTTTTGTTGCGTGAATAATATAAGCATTTTGTATATTCTTATATTATTAATGATAAGCTCATCTAAAAATGAATCCAATAAAAAAGTAGATATAGATAAATCAATTGGAGAGTTTGAAGTAAATACTGCACTTCATGCATTATTAAAGGCAAATAAGGTAGGTGAAAGATCTGCACCTCAAGTTCAGGTTACAAACGATTTGCTTGAAAGTTTTTGCAATATAACCAATAATAATAAAATATTATTGGATTATCGCATTTTTAAATACATTGCAAGGCCAAACACATATGACGTCCTTATAAAACACATTTCAAGCAAAATTAATTTAGTTTTGATCACTAACCCAACTTTCTCAGTTCACATTTGCACAAAACTGTTAACTATATCTGGTGCTGACAAGCACATTTTATTCATCTATAAATTGACGGAATCGTTAAATTCGTCGTATCCAGATAAATTAGAAAAATGCTATATTTATGACGCCCCCTTTATTTTTCAAAAGATAATTGGGATGCTTTCTCTTATTATTGATAAAAAAACACTTTCTAAAATAATAATTGTTAATAGTTGAGATTTAACATTTAAAAAATATTATTGTTTAAACGAATCGCGTGCAAATCATCATAACAAAACTTTCCTATTTGCAACGACCAATATAGTCTATAATCTTTTACGGGAATTTTGACATCATCCAACATAATATGACAATCCGTTAATTTTGTCGCAGAATATGTTAAAAATATATCCATTTCTTTACCTTTACAGTGAGTATGTATTTTATATTTAGTTGTTAGATCATTTTTTTCTGTTTGTGAAAATTCTCCTTGACATACATTCTCTTCTTTTAAATTATGACCAAACCCAACTATCGCGGGCAAATATTCATCGTCTCCATAGCTAAATACTAGTCTAACTACTCTAACCATTTTAATAGTTGTTATCATAAATAAGCTTTATATTGTTGCATTATGGATATAAAGCTTATTAATGATACAACAGGAATTATAACTTATAAATGAAACATATTAAATCGGGTACTACATATATAAAGTAAGATAGCGCGATGAAATTCTCAGTAAGCGATAAGCCAAAAAAAGACATATTTATTGCACTCTTTCAGCTTTTGAAAGGCTGTACCAGCGCAATCAAACTCATCTTTAATGAAGATCACATATATATTCAAGGCATGGACAAGTCACATGTTTGCCTTTTTGATATTAAAATTGTGGCTTCTTGGTTTGCTTCCTATGAGCTTGATAGTGATGACAAGCAAGAGTTGTGCATTGATATGAATTCCTTTTCTACAATCCTATCTGTAAATCAAGATAGTAACACTATGATAATTTACCATGAAAACGAAGATGATACACTTTGCATTGACTTCATTAATGAAAAGAATGTTAAAGGCGAATTTAACAGGCATTTCCACATGCCTTTGGTTGACTTAGAAATGGATCTCTTGCACATTCCTGACGTGGAGTATGATGCGGAATTCACTGTAAACGCAAAGAAAATTTGCGAGATCATTTCACAATTGACGCTCTTTGGCGATACAATGGAAATCAAATGTACGGAAGAAACAATTGATTTGATTTCATCTGGGATTTTAGGTAAAATGTTGGTTAACATCCCAATTGATGACCTTGCAGAGTACGGCATAAATGAAGGAGAAACAGTTGAGCTGGCTTATAGCATTAGCTACATTCATAAAATGTGCGCCACTACAAAACTTTCTACAGACGTATCCTTTTCCATTAGTGCATCTTATCCAATGAGAATAAAATACGATTTAGGAAATGAAAGCTATGTTACGTTTTATTTGGCTCCAAAGATATAAAATAATAATAAAATTTGTTTTCATATTATATAATATATGAAATCAAAGTTTACCACTTTTATCAAGAAGAATAGATTGGTTTTTCTTATTTTTACATTATTAATTATATTAGCTGGTATGTATTTTTTTCGTAATAAGAAAATGTTTACTGAAGGTATGACAGCTACTAATGCTTGTAGTGGCATAAAAGACTGCAAAGCATGCGCACAACATTCAGCAGGTGTTTGCTATTGGTGCAGTGGTACGTGTGTAGATCCTGACAATGATCCCGATAATATTATGGACAAGGACACTACATGTACAAGAGACTATATGAAAAATTGCCCTGTGGCAGCAACTAGTAGTCTAACTGCTACTACAACATCAACACCTACCCCAACAACTACCCCAACACCTACCCCAACAACTAGTCCAACAACTACTACTCAAACAACTACTAAATAAAGAATAATATTGTAGACATTAGTAAAAACTAGCAGAATTTATTATTATTTTTATGTAAGACTCATGTTGAAAATAATAATAGGCTTATTCATTTTTTGCCTTGTTTTATTCTTATACCTGCACATCCAATTTCATTTAAAAACAAGCGACGATTTAGAAGTCTATGAAATTGAGCAAGCGTCCAAGGACAAGAAGGAAGAAATCTGCGACTTAAGGCAACCAGTAATGTTTGACATTGAAGATGATAAATTAATGCAAACAACCTCCAAAGATTATATTCTGGAACACTATCCCGTTTTTGACGTGAAGATTCGCAATGTAAAGGAAGAAGTTACCCCTGATACAGAGATTTACATGCCTCTTCCTCTCCACATGACTGCAAAACTCTTGGATGAAGACAAGGACGCCACCTATTTTAGCGAGAATAATGCCGACTTTTTGCAAGAAACGGGCGTTTATAAGAACTTTCAATACAACGATGAATACTTGAGACCTTCTCTAGTCTCCAATTGCAAATACGATGTGATGTTTGGCTCCAATGGCACAACGACACCATTTCGCTACGAATTAAATTATCGCAACTACTTTGTGGTCACTCAGGGATCCGTCAAGGTCAAGTTGGCACCACCAAAAAGCGCAAAATATCTTTACCCTGCAAATGACTACGAGAATTTTGAGTTTAAAACACCCGTTAACCCGTGGAATGTGCAGCCCAAATACAGCGCCGATTTTGATAAAATCAAATGCTTGGAGGTCATTTTAACGCCTGGTAAGTGCCTCTCTATTCCCGCCTATTGGTGGTACACTTTTAAATTCCAGAAGAACTCCAGCATGTCTGTTCTCAAATATCGCACATATATGAATAATATCGCCATATCACCACACATTTTCATGTACGCATTGCAAATTCAAAATGTTAAGAGAAACATTGCAAAAACCGCAGATATTAAAACACTTAATACTGACCAAATTGAAGAAGGCGCAGAGGAAGACCCCAACCATTCACAAACCGACGCCGAAACCGACAAAATGACAACAAATATTAATGATCTTATCCCCGAACCATCAAGTCATATAGCCAGCGTAGATGTTCACACAGAGATTGCCAATGAGATTCAATCATATAAAACCTCAAGCGCAACGCTTGCATAAAAACCCCCCACTACATCCATGTAGGGCAAACATTAAAGCCCCTCAAAACTCCGCCATCCGCCGAAGGCGGATCAAAAGCAACACCAATGTTTTGACAATTTCTTTTTAAAACTTACTTAAAAGTATTAATAAGTATACTATAGAGACTATGTCATCCAAAGACAAAAATATTCAAATCAATAATGTAAATAACAATTCTAGTGGCATCAGCGAGACAAAAAAGAATGAGCTTATGAAAAAGTTGGAAACTGAAGGAGAACAACAGCTAAAGAATCTTCAGCTTAAAAATAAATTAACTGTTGACAGTTTAACAGGCATTATGGAGGATGGATTTAGCGAATTTAAACAGAAAACTGGTAAAAATCCTACTTATGCAGAAATGCGAGCCATGTACGGTTAACTTGATTGATTATCATCACAATACTTTTGGGTTTGAAGTATATTATATTAGGTTAAAGACAACCCGATATAATATATTATATCTGTGTACATTTTAGATCTATATGACCCTGCTCAAGATCAACATTGATGATAGAGCGTATAAGTCATGGACGGTGTTTAACTCGTCCACAATGCAACAGGTTTTAATGCCTGATTTTAACCCTGTAGAACACAAATTGTTGACAAATGACGTATTTACGTATAATAATGATCGTGGGCAAAATAAGCTTGAAATCATTCATTCTTCCGCGCGTTTGATGGAATCAATACCTGCAGTTTTGGTATTGCAAAACAACAAAACGTACGGCAGAAAGGGTGGAAAATTGCTCTACAAATGCGTCCCAGATGATATGCGTCTACCCGTTTTCTTGGTGCCATATGAAATTAAACACGTGGGGTTTTCAAAGGTTTTCCATAATCTATACGTTACTATCCGTTTTAATGAATGGACTGACAAACATCCTCATGCAACCCTCACTCAAAACATCGGCCAAGTAGATGTTTTGGACAATTATTATGAGTATCAGTTGTACTGCAAAAGTCTCAATGCATCTATTCAAAAATTCACGCGCGACACTAGCAAGGCTTTGCGGACTAACTCTCACGATTATTTTATTGAAAATATCTGCAAGTCTCACCCCGAAATACAAGATAGGACAGATCAAAAAGAATGGCGTATATTCACAATTGACCCGCCCAAGAGTTGCGATTTTGACGATGGGTTCAGCATACGAACTTTGGAAAATGGCAACAAACTTGTAAGCGTTTACATCTCTAATGTGACAATTTGGATTGATGTATTGAATTTATGGGACTCTTTTTCACGGAGGATTAGCACAATTTATCTGCCAGATAGAAAGCGTCCCATGTTACCAACTATATTGAGTGATTGCTTGTGCAGTTTGCAATCCAATCACACGAGAATCGCATTTGTCATGGATATTATTGTTGATCCTGTTCAAGAAGAAATCATTGACATCTCTTATTCTAACTGCTTGATCCGCGTATTTAAAAATTTTATCTACGAGGAACCTGATCTTCTTAAAAATGACGAATATAACCATCTCATGGAGACTATGAAGCCTTTGACAAAGAAATATCGGTATATAAGTAACGTTCGCAATAGCCACGAACTCGTGTGTTACATGATGATTTTAATGAATTATCATTGTGCAAAAGATATGATGAAGCATGGTAATGGAATTTTTAGATCCACGCTAATTGGCAAACCTGGTAGCAGCGTTCCAGCTAATTTGCCTGAGGATGTGGAGAAATTCATCAAGATTTGGAATAGTTCTTCTGGCAAATACATTGATTTGCGCAATGCTGGGCAATTTGGAGAGGTTCGCCACGAGCTTCTGGAATTGGATTCTTACATTCATATTACCTCCCCCATTCGCCGTCTAGTTGACCTACTAAATATTATCAAGTTTCAACAAAATAATAATATGCTAAAACTGTCAAGCAATGCGTGCGAGTTTTACGAGAAGTGGACAAAGGATCTGGATTATATAAACATGACCATGCGAGCCATAAGGAAGGTGCAATGTACGTGCTCTCTCCTTGAATTGTGTACTAATAAACCAGAAATTGTTGAAAAAGAATACGATGGATTTGCGTTTGATAAATTGGCAAGAAATGATTTTCTTTTTCAGTTTATTGTATATTTGCCAGAACTGAAGCTTGTGTCGCGAATAACTATGCGCGATGATCTGGCGAATTTTGAAAAGAGGAAATTTAAATTATACGTTTTTAATGATGAGGATAATTTTAAAAAGAAAATACGATTGCAGCTAGTTGGGTAGTTTACTTGACGGGTAGTTTACTTGATGGGTAGTTTACTTGATGGGTAGATATTATTTTATGAATATAAATAATATTTACATTATATATATTGTAATGAGTTTAGCAAACAAACATCAAATACTTATTTCATACATGGCAAAAGTAGGCGAGAGTTTGCATGGTAAAAAAGACCAAGAACTTTATGCGTATTTTTTTGGAGAGGTTCCCAGAAATGAAATGCTTAGAGATGCAATTGATGGTGCTATAGAGAAACCAAATGGAGAGATTGATTATGAAGTATTAAGAGCTGAAGTTGATAATAAAACTCTCCTAAAAATTGTTATTGGAAATTTGATGGTTATTTACAATAAATACTCTGGTAAAAAGGTAAAACAATCGCGCAAATCAAGTTCTTCAAGCTCAAGATCTTCTCGCTCTAGTTCAAAAGCCGTTAGAGGAGGGCCAATGCCTATGCAAATGCCTATGCAAATGCCTCAAATGAATTTTCGTGGGAGAAAACACGATTCTCCTGGAGAAGGAATTGAACTGGTTTCATTAAATTCTTTAAGCCGAGCGCCAATAGGAAGAACTACAAGAAAAAGAAGAAGTAGTAAGAGCAGTTCTTCAAAAGGAATTGAGATGGTTGAATTTAACAAAGGAAGAAAAAGAAGGACAACAAGCAGTCAAAGAAGCAGCAGCGGAAGAAAGAGTTCTAGAAAAGGCAGAAAGATTTCCAATAAACCTTATGACGAGATTTTAAGTTTAACTGAAACAGGTTCCATTGGTAAAAGAGGATCTCTTTATGTTTCTAGTCCATCTAAAACTACGTCTTCCAGAGCTGCTGCTGCCAGAAATGCTGCTTCCCCATTTAAACTTTTAGATTCATTAGTTTTATCTCCTTCAACAGGTTCGCCTGGTCACTCCTCAACAAAAAGAAAAGGAGGCTGAGGCCCATCTCAACCACCCATGCAATTAAAGTTTTAAAAAAGTATTTCATAAATGCTTCTGGAATGACGTTTAAATATGCAAATTTACAAAATAAATGCGCATATTTATAACCGAGAATTGAAGATGTTTTATGATTTTACACATACAACGACTGATTTGTTGCAACATATTTTAATGTAAGTTGAGGGATTTCCCGCAATTTATGAAGCAACTCTATATTCCCAATATATTCAGCGACCTTTTCTAGTTCGCTTGATATATTATTTATCTTCAAGAGAGCCTTTACAAACTCTCCCAAAAATACCTCTTTATCCTGTGACAAGGTCTGTAAAACCAACTTGCACTCTTGCGCCGATTCAGCCATAGTCCAATCATAAACATATCTTAACAGCTCAAAATGAATATTGTAATCCGTTCCAGTATTTATTTGTTTCTCTGTTTCCAAATCTAGATACTCATTATACATTGTCCTACATTTCAAAACTAGATCTCTTATCTGCGTTGTGGGCGCATTGGGTGCAATACATGAAAGATCTTCTGGAACACTCACATTCGTGAAACAGCTAAACAGAGAAACCAGCTCCTGAGCCGTAAGGGATTGCAGATGGTCGTTATCTACCAATTCTGCCATAACAAGGCAGTGCATTTCTCTAATATGAGAGGCAATCGTTCCCTTTATCGTTAGCTTATGAATGGGCTTCTTTGTTTGTTCATCTATAAGCGGCTGTTCAAGGAATCGTTTGCTGATTAGAATATCGGTAACTTTATTTACATTTTCTGCGATAAACTTGTTTGTATCATCTAGGCGATCGCTAAGACTTGACATCTCAGCGCATTTTGAATTGTATTTTATCAGCGTCTGTTTATCCTGTTCCAAAAACTTGTGGTTTGATTGAATCTCTTGCATTCGGCGATCAATGTCCTTGCGCTTTTTATTTGCCGCATGAGCACGCTGTGCCGAAATATCAAGGTATTCTTGGACGGTCTGTCGCGGGGTTCTGGAATGATCTAGACTATTGTTCAATACCTCAATCTCGGTGGATATTTCGGTAATTTTCTTATAAGTTGCAGACATGTCTGCCAGAATGCTATCCTGAATCATACTATTGTTTGCAAATCTGGCGAAATCGCTGTCACCTGCATCCAATAAATTCAAAATAAGATTAAAAGAGATCTTAAACTTTGAAACAAGGGTTTGAGGCTTACCTCCCATCATCTGCCTGAATTCCAGTGTGTCAGTATTCTTGAAAAGATTGGTCAAATGGATAACGTGTCCCACGGTGTCAATGCCGCGTCTTCCAGCTCTTCCCGCCTGTTGAGTATATTCGTGTGAATGCAACATTCTCATACCACTTCCATCAAACTTGTTAATATCCGTGAACAATACCGTCTTGGTTGGCATATTGATACCCACTGCAAAGGTTTCGGTAGCAAAAAGGAGCTTAATATAGCCCTTGGCATAAAGTAGCTCCACCATTTCCCTGAGAACGGGCATCACTCCCGCATGGTGAATGGCGATGCCTTTTTCCAAAAGTGAGACCATCTTGTGATATTCTGGCAGTTCCAAATACTCTTGATAATTGGGGAGCTTCCTGATAATTTGTTCGCATTCGCGCTTCACGGTATACCCAACTTTGGAGTCAAATTCTAGAAGAGGAACCGTGATTTCATTTGCACACACTTCAAGCGCCTTTCTAGAAAAGACGAAACAGAGTGCAGGTAGCATCTCATTTTCAACCATGTGTTTGCAGACATTGTTCAAGACGTGTTGGCGCTTCACGTAGACATTCTTTGTCTCCATCAGCTTCAAAGTTTTCTTTATTCGCTGGAAATTCTCCTCTTCAAACTTTCCACCTGCCGTTTGGATTGTGATCAATTTATTAGTCACGTTTTTGACCTCTTGCTCCTTTTCTTTATCCTTTAGAATCTTGAATATGGCCGAATTTGACGTGATGAAAGAATAATGCGTGAGCGGGACTACTCGCTCATAAGTTGATGCGAGAAAAACCGTCTTTTTATCGTCAGTTTTGTCGCGATTCTCGCACCACAATGCGAACTTTTCTGGTGAATCAATCGTTGCGCTCAACATTACCATCTGGACTTGCGGAGGAAGCATCATAATTGTCTCTTCCCAGACCTTGCCTCTGTCTTGATCGTTAATATAGTGGACCTCGTCAAAAATGACACATGCTAGTTCGTTCTCAATGTCCATGTCAAATGCTAAAAGTGATTTGGATGTGTTTGTTGCTGACGCTGACGCAGCTGAAGATGCAGCATTCTTTCTTCTATACAATGTGTTTTGCAGGATCTCAGTAGTCATAATAAGCACATCGGCATCTGGATTGGCCTTCAAATCGCCAGTCAAAATACCGAAGCTAATGTCGGGGAATTTCTTTGTGAATTCGTAGAACTTTTGATTACTCAAGGCCTTAATGGGAGACGTGTAAATGACGCGCCGTCTTTTATCACCCTTGCGCTTGACAAAATACTCAATTGAGAATTCGGCTGGAAGAGTCTTACCAGATCCAGTGTGCGCAGTAACAAGAATATGATTTCCAGTTACAATCGCTTCTATAGAATGTTTTTGAAAAGGACTAAGAGGAAAGGGAAACATATCAAAGTGCTCTTGATATATTTCTTCGTCTTTCTTTAGATAAGAGGTTGAACAGATTTTGACCATTTGACACGGGGTATTACTATATATTATCATTTTATATCTATATTGTTTAGAATAATAATATTTGTACAATATAAGTTTATCAAATAATGTTAACTGGTAAAAGAAAACAAGCCGCCGATTATGATCGTGATAAAAGAGCTGAAGAAAGAAGTAAAATGAAAGAGTTAGCAGAAACGCTTCAAGCAGCGTTAGATGAACAAGAAGATGGACAAGAAGATGAACAAGAAGACTCTCATGGTTTTGTATATGGATCAACTGGAGGCGAAAATGAATCAGTATTAAATGCAAGATTAGATGAAGCAGCGACCACTATAATATTATCTGGAAAAATAAATAATTATTTGGGACAAGGTAATGCAGGAGGATCATACGATACAGTAGTTCAGCGCAATGCAACCGTTCTATTTGCTAATCTATATCCCTCATTTGTAACTGGTGCATTTGGTATACCATTTAATGTTGGTGAGATTGAGCATGATATACTAAAGGGATCCCTTTACATTACGCAAGTATTAGGGGGCGAAGATACAAGTGTTGGTGAAGAGGGTAGATTCTCAGTCTCTTTAAAAAGACTTGTTGAAGGTTACAGAAGAGATCCTGATGGAAGCGACTATTTTGAAGATATGGTTGGCCCACTAACATATCCTGTTGGAAAATCAATATCTCCATCTTCATCCGTTGTATCAATCCCAAGCAGAATTTTAAGACAGATTAAATATTGGAAAGATGATATTGAAAGTGGCGATGAGATGGATGAAAGAATGCCAAACATTGAAGGAATACAAAATTTATTAACTACTGAGATTACAAGTCAGTTTTATTTAACTCGCCATCTATTTTACTGGCCTGTGAAAACTAGTGTACCAATGGTTGTCTTTACTGGAATTGGGGGAGCTAGTGCATTGCCTGAATTTCAACAAATAACTGAAGGTTCTGTTCAAAATATTACATTACCTTATATTGTATCAACAACATATGATTTAGATGTGGCAAAACGATTTTGTGGTTCTACAAAGCAAATTCTTTGTATTCTTTTTAATGCAGGAGTTGTATTGCCTGTAGTTTCTCAAGCAACATCTGATATGACTGAACGCGAAATACTATTAAATAATGGGACTACACTACAAAAAGTTGCCGAACTAAGTATTGATGATGAAGGTTACACATATCATTATTATCGTTTGCTCAGTTTTATTCTTCCTACAAGAGAACAGGTTCGTGATAAAATAGAAGAAGCAACTGAAGTATGGGTTAAACAACTTGGATTGACAAATGAGGGAAATACAGTAAAAAGACAAACTACCCTGACTCTAGAAATGCCAGGAGGAGGAAAAAAAAGACGCTCCATGCGAAGGAAAAGAAAAACTCGTAAAACAAGTATGGTTAATAAAAAAAATACACGCAAGAATAAGAAAACAAAAAAAATAAGAAAAAAACGATGATTTACTGTTTTGTATAATAATATATTATCGGCAATTAATTAATTATTTGCGTCATTCACATATTACAAAAATACATAAAACATTTAACCGCGAAATCCCTTTTTATGGCCCTTGGGAGCAATTTGCTGCTGGCTTTTTGCACCCGTACGTCAGGGCTTTATTCTTTTTTTGTGACCAAATTCCTGTTGATTTTTTTGCACATTATTATCATTATTAGAATAATTTTTGTTATGCTTATTATTTTGATTTTGGGTTTGAGATTGATCTATTGTTTCACCATCATCAAGAAAATCCTCCATTGTGGCTTTACGATAAAAAGTACTTTCTTCCATTATAAGTATTATTCTATTGCTATATCTAAATTATTAAAATAAAGAAAACATATAAAATCTAGCACATATTGTATAATATAAAACGTATCATACAATACTCAATGACTAAAAATGGATCACAATTATTAGGAAATAAATACCGAATCTTGCAAAAAATTGGCGAAGGAACATTCGGCAAGGTGTTTTCAGGAGAAAATGCACGAACAAAAGAACTAGTAGCTATTAAAATGGAGCCGCTTTTACTAGATATTAAATTACTTAAAAATGAGACCAAGGCTTATTTATTATTGGCAAAAGAGATGGGGTTCCCTCGCATCAAGTGGTACGGTGCAAATGCCGAGGATTTTTATATGGTGATAGATTATCTTGGACCTTCTCTTTCTTCCTTCAAGAAAGAAGCAGGAGACCTTGACACAGGAGTGGTTGCAAAACTGGGGATACAAATGATTGAACGAGTCAAGGCAGTCCACAGTGTCGGGCTTTTGCACAGAGATATTAAACCTGATAATTTTTTATTTGGCCATGGAGCCACCACTTCAAAATCGCATATTTTGCATCTCGTTGATTTTGGTCTTTGTCGCAGTTATCGGGATGCAAATGGAACGCATATTCCTGAGAAAACAGGGAAAACATTAATCGGCAGCTTATTTTTCGTCAGTTTAAACATTCATCTTGGACTTGAGCCTTCTAGAAGGGATGATCTTGAATCTGTTATTTACATCATGGCTTACCTTCTCTTGCCCAACTTTTTGAAAGATGAAGTGGTGGCGAGGGAAGAAAGAGTAATTGAAGATAAACGCGGATTGATGCAGGTGAAAGGTACAATTATTGAACGTTTATTAAAATATTGTAGAGGTTTGCGATTTGACGAGGAGCCCAACTATGATGGGTTGATTGCCGTTTTGAAAAAGGAAATTTATTAATAAAAATAATATGTGTGCGCAATATATTATTTTTAAGAGTGGTGATTCCAAATAGATTTAAAATTGAAATGCTTTTTTGAAAAGCTAATAGAGGTACTCATACGCGTTTACACAGTTCTTCAAAGATATAACTTACTATCAAAATGGCAATGTCAATTTTCACCAGAGATTACGTGGCGACCGTTTACCACGAGTATTCAGGTGTTGAGCTCAAGGCAGGTCATCCTTATTTGGAGGAGTATCTTGAGGCGACGAAACTTTCGCCCAAGTGGCGCGACTGGGTTGACCAGGTCAAGGAACAGGGCGACATTGATCTGCGCTCATTCACGTTGACAGACGTGAACTTCTTTGGTCCCGTTGCACCAGAGAAGCTTGGATTCTTCAAGGGACACTGCGATGCATACGACGCTGTTACCAAGGAAAAAATCGCGAGCAACATCGTCTTTGGGCGTGGCGGATGTGTGGCATGTCTCGTCATCTGCACTGCGGAAATTGACGGGGTCAAGAAGCGTCTGGTTCCCATGACTGAGCAGATCCGTATGGCAAGTGGCGGCCGTCGCATTGAGGCCATGGCAGGCATGCTTGATGCAAACACACGCGAGTTTCGCGGTCCAGTTGTCAAGGAACTAGAAGAAGAATTCGGCATTAAAATTGGGGAGGCAGATTCACGCCTCATGCGCCTCCCAGGCAAAAAAGCGTGGCCCAGCCCAGGTGGGTGCGACGAGGCGATCCATCTCTTCTACATGGAGCTAGACATTACGCGAGAAAAATACGAAGAGATGTGCAGTCGCACCTACGGTGAAGGCGACGATTGGGGCATCCGCATCCGCTTCTACGATTATGACACGTTTGATGAGGTGCTCAACGAGGTGGGAGACTTCAAGGCGGGCGAGATGTGGCGCCGCTACCAGCTTGTCAAGCGCCAAGAAGCAGCAGTATAATAAATCGCAAAAACAACTTAAAGCCCCCGATAATAGAATAAATCACAAAAACAACTTAAAGCCGCAAAACACCATAAAAATCTTTTTTCCTTGATACATGTAGGCTGATTTAAAATAAAATTATCCAAAAATGTATCCATGTAGGCAAATGCAAACTGTTTAGAATTTCAAAACTATTTTCGTCAAAGTGATTTTGGACATTTATTTTTGTCCATTTTTCAAAAGTTATTTCACTTTTCAGCTTTTTTTTCAAAAAATCACTCTCTTACCATAATGCTCTTATTTTTATTTTTCAGTTAAAAAATTTATGATTGTAAAAATTTTTATTTTTTTGATCTTTGCAAAAAAATGATTTAGACGTTTTTCTCTGTTAACTATATAGTTAACAAATGCTAACAAAACAAACGCCTAAATTTGCATGTGTACAATGTCACTTCATAACCAGTAACAAATGTGATTTTTCTCGCCATTTATTGAGAGCCAAACATTTGAAGAATTGCGAGAAACTAACAAATCTAACAGATTCGACGCAAAACCCTCCTCAAAAAACGCAAGAGCACATTTGTGAAAACTGTGAAAAAGTTTACAAATCTAGAGTTGGATTATGGTCTCATAAAAAGAAATGTATATCTCATGAAAAAGAAATTCAAGAAAAAAAACAAGATGGATCTATTTCAAACGAAACTATTCTTGCTTTGATAAAACAGAATCAAGAACTGTCAAAAACAGTCCTTGAACTATCTAGTAAACCAAACACAATAAATAATACTACTAATAATACTATGAATAATAGTTTCAACTTGAATATGTTCTTGAACGAAACATGCAAGGACGCAATGAACCTAACAGATTTTGTAGATTCTTTAAAAATATCCTTTGCCGATTTGGAGAATACGGGAAAACTTGGTTATGAAAAGGGTATTTCCCAGATTTTTATCAACGGATTAAAACAACTTGAGCTTAACAAAAGACCAATACATTGCACGGATACAAAGAGAGAAAAATTGCATATTAGAGACAAAGATGCATGGGAGACTGATCAGGAAAAAGAAAAAATTAGAATGGCCGTTAGAAAAGTGGCAAATAAAAATGTGAATCAGATTGCGGATTGGTTTACTGCTAATCCAGATGCGCATGATTATCATTCAAAGAAAAATGATCAATACTTGAACATTGTACTTGAATCCACTGGTGGAAGTACCAAGGAAGAAGAGGAAAAACGAATAAATAAAGTCATTAGTGTTATTGCAAAACACGTCGAAATTGACAAAAGCTCTTCTGCATAATAATTTTGTTATAATAAAATTATTATGATAATTTAACAAATCAAGAATTTTCACACCTTTGTTAATGTTATATTATGCACCAATTTTTTATACAAGGTCTTGTAAACATTCTGCAATTTGTCAAACTTCATATTGAATTTTCCATCAGAGTGTTCCAACTTTATATTTTCAATGATTCCCTTATCTTGCAAAACCGTTGCAATCATCATCTCCGTGGTTACACGATCGCCAATCCAATTATACAATTTTGAAAAAGTGTCACATTCTTTTGAATTCCAAAAATTCCTATATGTCTTAACAAACAGGGTTGAATGCGTTACATTTATTGGTGAAGCAAATGTCACTATAGTGCTGAAGAATTCACCAAATTTAACGCGAGCAATTGTTGTATGAGGCAATGCAAACTCATTCTCAATCTTGAGCTGTTTGAATCCAAAAACCTTTTTGGCTATTGAATCTTTACCCGACGTATAATCGTACTCGGTCTTATAATGATAAGGATAATCTCCAACCAAATATGGCGGAACTTCTTTAGTGGGGCTTGGACTCTGCTTATTCCCAAACGTGTGAACAAATCCAATATGCATAACATCTAATGAGTTCTCAGTTAAAACGCGACCATAAGCCTTAAATGGCATGTTAATAAAAATGCGCGACAATGAACTGTTTCTTGCTTCATCTTCTTCAAATATGCTGATTTTTTGTGGCGAATATAAAATATTGCTTACCGTATTCATGTAGATCCATCCATTTTTCTCAACAATATTATACGTGTTCTGGTTTTGACACGGCGTATTCGTGAAATTAAGACCAGGTACTTTGCACAAGACACCATTGGTATTAAACTCATAACCGTGATAAGGACACATTACATTATTATTCACCAATTTGCCTCGCGATAATGATGCACCTTTGTGACTGCAATCGTCATCCATTGCATAATAATTATCATTGTTCTTCCAGAAAACGTAATCGCGATTCCAAACAGTTATTCGGTTGAGAACATTATTTTTAATCTTTGTTGCTTCACCAATAACATACCAGTTTAAATTGTATTTGTTTTCGGCCTCTTCTACCGTTTGGAGCGCTACTGCGGCAGGCTGTCTTGTTTCTATAAAAGAATCGCTATTTATATTAATATTATGATTCCTGTAAGTTCTAAAAATACCTCGCAGAATAAACCCATTGTTTGTAGTTAATAATAATAAACATAGTAATAATGCTGTTACAATGTTCATTGCGATATACTTATATGTGTTATTAAATTTTTAAGCTAAAATTGCTATTACTAAATATTTTTATCGTGGTTCCACTTGCTATGTATACTACATACCTCGTTACACTTTAACCACGGTAACTCTTAACTAGATCATTAAAGTAATCGCCTTTAATTGATTTCATTTCAAGCAAAACATTTTTTATAAGTTCTATATTTGATTTCTCCGAGGTGATAATATCAATGGCCTCCTTGAAAGCCTCATTAAGAATCTCAAGCGCCTCTTTGTCAAACTTCTCCTTTGTCTTCTCCGAGTACTTTGAACCAGACCCCATTGTTTTTCCCAAGAATGGGTTTCTTCCAGCATCCACATTCTCATTATAAAAGACCTCTAGTTCATTACCCATACCATAATTGCCAATCATTTGTTGGGCAATTTCATTTGCCTGTTTTAGATCCTGGATAGCACCCAATGATACGTGTTTGTCACCGTAAAAAACGAGTTCAGCGGCCTTTCCTGCCAAAGCAATGACAATTCTCTTCTTTAATAGATCCTTGGTATACATACCACCTTCACTTATCTCTGGCAACTCATTAAAAAGAGTGTAACCTCCTGCTCCACTATAAGTGCTCTCAATTGTCACCTTCTTTAAAACAAAATACTCGCTGAATTTGTGTGCAGCAATTGCATGGCCAAGTTCATGCAAGGCAACGCGTTCCAAGGCATCTTCTGGCCTAGTGTCCGTCTTCTTGATAATACCGACCACCAATTTTTCCAATGCATCCTCCAGGTTTTTCTGCGTAATAACAGTTTCTCCAACCCTAGCCGCAAAGATGGCGGCTTCGTTCACAAGGTTCTTCAATTCTGCGCCAGAAAAGCCGCTAGTAATTTCTGCTAAAAAGTTAATGTTAATATTATCTTCCATCTTCTTGTTCTTCATATGGACCTGCAAAATGGAGCGCCTGGAGTTTTTATCAGGTAGAGGAACATTGACAATACGATCAAATCTACCAGGGCGCAAAAGGGCCGAGTCAAGAACGTCTCTTCTGTTTGTTGCTGCAATAACAAGGACGCCAGTATTCTGCGTAAACCCGTCCATTTCAGCCAAGAGTTGATTCAATGTTTGCTCTCTCTCATCATTTCCCATATTTATTCCTGCACCTCTTTGACGGCCAATAGAGTCAATCTCATCAATAAAAATGATGCATGGGGTATTTTCTCTTGCTTCTTCAAACAAGCCGCGAATTCGTGCGGCACCCATACCCACAAAAAGCTCAATAAATTCACTTGCAGAAGCCGAGATGAAATTTGCCTCCGTTTCGCTAGCAATAGCCTTTGCCAATAAAGTTTTGCCCGTTCCTGGAGGTCCCTCAAGCAAAATGCCCTTGGGAATTTCAGCTCCAGCATTCTCGTAAAGAGTTGCATTCTTAAGATAGGATACAATCTCTGTGCACTCTTCAAATATTTCTGGGCTACCAGCCCAACTAGCCAGCGTAATATTGGAATTATCCATAGTAAGTTTCGTCATTTCCGTCTTTGACTTTTTACCACCAGGAAGAAAAGGATTGCCCCCACCTGACATTGGATTTTGAATTCGTTGTATCATTACAATGGATCTAATTATTGCAAAAACAATAAATGGGCCTATAAGATTTTCTCCTGCGGTCAAAATAGTGTTAAACCCTTGCACAATAGGATTTGACGGTGTCTCCATTATATAAGTTTTAATCTCCTTTTTATCAGTCATAGTTAAAATGCGATTGGTAATAAGCGGATTTGACTCTACTTGCTTAAATGGACTTCCCATAGTTGGTTCTAACTCTCTAAAATACAAAGTTTTATAATCATCTGTATAAAAAACCTCATCCACATTTTTATTATCAATGTCCTTCATTAATGTAATAACATTTGTCTTGTCAATTTTCATATCGCTTGTATACTTTATTTCTTCCTTCTTTGTCTCAAGAGGTTCCGTTAAAGGTGGAAGAGAAGACTTTGCCACTAATGGCCTAACAGATTTGAGAGAGTTTACGGAAAATATAAGAAGTTGAACTACTGCGAAAAATAAGGCGCACTTCATGTAAATATATTCCACCATTTTTTTATATCTATTTCAACGCAAATATCATCATTTATTATTTGTCGCTGCAAATAATAAATCGCGAAAAGAGCTTAAAGACCCTCCCAAACAATAAATCGCGAAAAGAGCTTAAAGACCCTCCCAAACAATAAATCGTGAAAAGGGCTTAAAGACGCTCAGCGGCGGCGATGGTGTTTCTTAGTATGTTTTTTACCTTTCCCCTTGCCATGTTTTGACCTTTTATGGTGTGTTTTTGAATGATGTTTCTTTGCCTTTACATGCCTCTTTTTATGCGTGCGCTTTTTATTATTACCACCTCTTACAGCTATTGGTGCTGTGTATTGCGTATCCAATGTTGGTGAAGCAGGCATTAACAAAGTTGTATAATCTATCTTGCTTTTGGGCATTTTGGAATTACGATTATCTTGCTCAAAATCAAGTTTGCCTTTGTTTTTATTTCCTATTTTAAGTTCTTTAGCTGCATATGCACGACCTACCTTTGTCCATTTTCTTATTGTGCGATCAAGTGATCCAGTAAAAATTGTTGAACCATCAGCATTAATCGCTACGGTTCTTACTGAATCTGTGTGACCTCTTAAAATGTACACTAATCGCTTAGAAGGCCACTCCCATACGCGTGCAATATTATCAAGAAAACCTGCGACAATAAATCTGCCATTTGCGCTCCATGCAACTGATAAGGCGTCTTGATTTGATGTACCAGGCAAAGTTTCAATATTGTGTGCGTCAAAATCGTCAAAATCATATCTTTCTATACGAACTTGTCCATCGCTGCATGCCTGTGCCATGTGAGTGCCATCACGATTCCACACCATTTCTGCTGAACTATATTTTGCATTTTCGCCGTATTCCAATTCTTGTCCAGAGACAGCTCCGTCTGGAGTATGAACCTCCCAATACTGAAATAATTTAATACCATCATCCTCATCAATTGCACAACTTATAATTATTTCTTGCGTTGGACACCAAGCAACACTTATGACGGGACCAATATTTTCTTCTTCAGCATTAGGATGTTCGTTGTTTAGTTCAGATATTTGCATAGTAATTGGGGCTTGATCAGCATTCAAATTTGTAACATTATTCCAGATCTTAACATCTCCTAACGCATCTCCACTCACAAGCGAATCACTTGCGCGATTCCAATCAATAGTATACGTTGGATCTGCTTCCGCATTACTTTGTATCGTTTTTACAATCTCTAAGTTTCTGTTTAAAACCACTATTTTTCCTTCTCCATCACTATAAGCTAAAAATTGCCCATTTGGTGACCACTTAATGCAGTTTATTATCGTGATTGTTTCTGGGTCTTGAATTTGTCTAATTAGATTTCCTGCACTTGCGCCATATAATTTTACACCACCACTATAATTTCCAGATGCAAGCATGCTTCCATCAGGACTTAATGACATTGTTGATACATCCCCGTTTGTAACAATAAATGCACTGGTTTCTCTTGTATCTAAATTACCTGTAACTACTTCTTCATATTCTTCCATTTATAGTGTATATATTTTTACTATATTATATTTTAATACACAAAGATCTGCAAATTATCGCGGGCTTATTATTGAGTTTTTATTGTCCAAACTGTCTTACATCCATGTAGGCACAAATTATCACATAATTTTCCCCTACATCCATGTAGGCGCAAAATTGGGCCTACGGCAAAATAGGCGCCCTACATATGTAGGTAAATGCAAACTATTTCGCGATCCAAGACCCACCCACAAAAGGGACTTTTGGACATTTATTTTTGTCCATTTTCGAATTCTGAAAATACTTTTGGGATTTTTTTTCGATGTGTTTTTGAAAAAGTGATTTGTGACCATTATCGTCTAAATCCTAAAATTTTAACGCAAAAATTGTGATTGTAAATTTTTTTGCAAAAAACGAATTCTTGAAAAACTATTTAAGAATATTTTCACTTAGCAATGTATCGGCAATGTTTAGCAATCAAAATCTGCCAAAATCCAGCCACAAATTTTATTGTAAATTTTGTGACTATGGAACGTCTAAAAAAAGCAGTTATAACGACCATGTTTTATCAACAAAACATCAAAAATTAGTAATTAGCAATCAAAAAGAGCAGAATGGCAATGAACATTCTCAAATTCTGCCAAAATTCTGCCAACCGTATATATGTCCAAATTGCTCTAAGGAATACAAGGATAACTCGGGTTTATGGAGACATAAGAAGAAATGTATAAAATTAGTCGAAGAAATGCAAGAAAAAAAACAAGATGACTCGGTTTCAAATGAAACTGTTCTTGCCTTAATAAAACAGAATCAAGAACTTCAAAAACAAGATTATTCTGTTTCAAATGAAAATGTTCTTGCCTTGATAAAACAGAATCAAGAACTGCAAAAACAAGTCTTTGAATTAGCTAGCAAACCAAACACAATAAATAATAATACTAATAATACAATGAATGCCAGTTTTAATTTGAATCTATTTTTGAACGAGACCTGCAAAGATGCAATGAACTTAACCGATTTCGTTGATTCATTGAAGATATCATTTGCCGATTTGGAAAATACTGGAAAACTTGGTTATGAAAAGGGAATATCCCAGATATTTTTGAATGGATTAAAAGAGTTGGATGTAAGCAGACGCCCGATACATTGTACAGATTCTAAGCGCGAAAATTTATACATAAAGGATAAAGATAATTGGCAAAAGGATCAAGAGAAAGATCGCATTAGGATGGCTGTTAGAAAGGTGGCAAATAAAAATGTGAACCAGATTGCGGATTGGTTTAATGCTAACCCAGATGCACACGATTATCATTCAAAGAAAAATGACCAATATTTGAACATTGTTTTAAAGGCGACTGGTGGAAGCACAAAAGAAGAAGAGGAGAAAAGAATTAACAAGGTTATCACGACAATTGCTAGGCATGTGGAGATTGATAAAAAGGATTTACCAAGCGTATAATACTTAATTAAAATCATATGCAAACCAATATAAAGGCAACACGCAATATAGTGTATAAACAAGATGTCTACGGATACACCTGTTACACCCGCACTCGTTACAACCTCCACCGCCGATCGTTTCACTGGTCGCGTTAAGTGGTTCAATACTAAGACTGGTTATGGTTTTATCACCGTGACCGATGGAGATAAGAGTGGAAGCGATGTTTTCGTGCACCACAGCGCCGTTATTGTCTCTAGCGAGCAATACAAGTATTTGGTGCAAGGCGAATACATTGAGTTCACGCTCATCCACACCGAGGGCGGAACTCATGAATACCAGGCTGGGGATGTGAGTGGAATTAAGGGCGGAAAGCTCATGTGTGAGACGCGCAAGGAGTTTAGGGATACGCGCACATCTTACAAGGGGGATGAGGGTGACAATGTTGGTGAAGAGGAGGCTCAAGCGAGAGTACCTCGTTCGGTGCGTCCTCCTCAGGAGCGCAGGCCTCAGCGCGAGGCCAGGTCTCAGGGCGAGGCCAGGACTCAGGGAGAGTCTCAGGGAGATTCGTGGGCTTACGTCGCCAACAAGAAGCGCGAGGATCGTCCTTCTGCAGGAGGCCGTGGACGAGGATCTGGTGGACGCGGTGCCGCTGGTGGTGGAAGGGGTCAGGGCAAGCCTCGCGAGTCCCCCAAGCCTCGCCTTGAGCTGTAAATAATAAAATGATTATAATAAATATTGTTAATGTATAATTTTTTATTAAAACACAATAATTCAAATACTTATAAATTTTAAGCTCACTAGTTTAAAATTTATATTATCTGTATAAAAATGTATTAAAGTTTCTCTACATATATGTAAGTATAATGGATGAAATAGAATTAGTTCCCGATAATATTTTAGTTGAACAAAAGAATGTTGAAGAAGCTCATCAAAATGTTTTCAATCAGTTTGACTCCATTCTAAGTAAGTTTTCAACTTTTAAGATGCAATTTACTAGTATTCAACAAGAGATTAGATCATTAGAGAAGAATGTTAAAAAAGATCTCAAGAATTTAAAGAAGATTGTAGATACAAAGAAAAAGAATAAGGGTACAAAGAAGCCGTCTGGGTTTGCTGCGCCTTCAAAGGTGTCAAATGAATTGTGTGCATTCTTGAATAAAGATGCAGGCACTGATGTTGCAAGGACAGAAGTTACAAAGGCTATTATTGATTACATTGAGACGAACAAGCTTACTTTAAAAGAAAATAAAAAGACAATTATTGTTCCTGATGAAAAGTTAAAGACTTTATTAGGAGTTGATGAGACTACTGATAAACCTTTGACGTATTTTACGTTGCAGAAGTTTATGAATAAGCATTTTATTAAACAGACTGCCATTGAAGTATAATAATCGGCAAAATGATAAAAACATAATATTTGTAGTATTATAAATATTATGTCTAATGACGCATTAAAAATAAACACAGTTGGAATTGCTAGTGAAGGGTTGCGAAGGATTTTAGCAAATAAAAAATTTATCGTAAAGGAAGAAGATAATAATGAAACACATATAACTGTTGTTGATCCAGAACCTTCAAAATCTGTTGCACAAATTATTGCACCAGATAATAATACTAATATTGAAACTGTTGATAATATTGTTACACGTGAAGATAAAATGGTTCAAACAGATAATAATAATTATGTTTTTGCTAATCAAGAAAATTTACTGTTTAAAAAAGAGATAATAAATTATACATTTAATGCTGAAAAATTGGATCTATTAAAGGATGCAAATAATAAATTAAAAATAACTGGATCTTTAACAGATAAGCGGGATAAACTTATATTTGTATATTCGTCTTCAAAAGTGGGTTCTACTGCTTTAGTGTCATCAATTCGTTTATTTGCTAGCGATAAATGCGTAGTTGTTCATCTACACAATGAGTTAATGCTTAAGGTTTTGCATGGAGTAGAAGGCGTGACAATAAATGAAATTATCTATTATAATGCAGCCATGGGGTTTGATGTGATTGTCATTGACATTTATCGCAATCCTATTGAAAGAAAATTATCTTTGTTCTTTGAAGACATTTCTTCGTTTCATTTTAACACTACCGATGACAATCTTTTAAAATATAAATTATCGTTACTTGTTGAAAGATTTAATCAAATATATTCGCATATAGCTACAGAAGATAAATTTTTAGATGAGTATAATATTGAAACGCCTCGGGAGTTTGATTTCTGTAAAAAATATCTATTACTGGAGTCTCCTGGAGTAAAATACTTGAAATTGCGTTTACAGGATTCAATGGAATGGGAATCAATTCTTTCTAACCTCTTGGGAGTTGATGTAAAAATAATACGAGATTATGAAACAGATAAAAAAGCGCTGGGATTATTGTATAGTACTTTTAAGAGTGAATACAAATTGCCTTTAAATTATTATCGCAATTTGGAAGATAGCAAATATCTTAGGTATTTTTTAAGCGATGCGGAAAGAGATGATTATCTTAAAGAATGGTCTAGCAAAACAACAGACGAGTTTAACGGGTTTACAAAAAATGAATACATTGTATATGAGCGCGTAACTAGTCAAAATTGTTATAATAATAAAATAGACCACAATCATTATTTTGACGGAGGGTGTTTCTGCGAAGGATGCTTTATTAAAAGAAAGGATGTTGTAAGTAACATTGTCTCTGGAAGCCAAATAAATTATCGCGTTATTCACGATAGTACTTCAATTCAAATTGCAGATAATATTACAAACGATAATAACAAGAAAATAGTTGAAAGTGATAAACCTAGAATGGAGCTTATACCTGCGATAGATCGCGATAAAATGGAAAATAGACGTGCTATAATTCGCCTTAAACTGGCAGAAAGGCAAAAGAAAGAACTAGGCGTTAATCTATTTAAATTTGGTCGTTGATAGGGGAGATAATATATTATCGCCCAAAATGACTTAAAGACCGCTCGCGGGTGGGAAAAAAGGGTTTAATTAGATTAAGGTTACAGACAAAATTAAATATTGGGTTGTTTTTCTATCTATACTCGGGATCACCGTTGTCACACAGGAATGGGTTGTGGCCGTATATGGTCTTGTGGGACTCCATGAAGCGACTCTCGTAAGCGTGGTAGGTCTGTGCAACAATCACCGTTGGAATTCCTAAGATCTCGGTTTCAATCTCAGTGCGAGGCAGCTCGTAGCCATGCATCTCAATCGCGCACCCTTGCGCAAGGTAGAACTCAAAGGTGTTGTAGATGAATCCGTTCGTCTTGGAGCAATCTCGGGACTTGCCTCGTTCGCTGATGTGGTGTCCGCACAGATAGCTTCCCCAGCGTCCCTTGATGCCGTCGCGAGTCCCACCGATCTTCACAATGCGTCCGTTGATGGTGAATATGTAGAGCCATTCGGCCTTTTTTTTGTAGTCCGCCTCAGGAAGACTGTTTATCAGCTTAATGACCGTGTTGCGCGCCTTTTGTCCCTGTTTCTTCCCCTTCTCCGCTATGTCTTCATCCAAGACTATGGAACCAACGAACCTGAACTGCTCTTTGTGAGCGTAATCGGCAAAGGGTGCCGTCTGTTCATGGGGGATCAGCTTGACCCATTTTTTTGTGTGCCATGATTCGTGGAGTTCCTTTACATTGGGAACTCCACTAATATCCAACTGATCGGGTGCAACAATTTCAAACTCCATGATTGGAGACTTTAACAACAATGATGCACGCTAAAGTGTATGAGAAAAGTATTTCAATTTTTTTTGTAATGCATCTATAAATAGAGGTTCCATGAAGTCAACTGAATTTTTCGTATACCTTTTAGTGTCAACCGACAATGCGACGTATGTGGGTGCCACAGTTGATTTAGATCACCGTTTAAGACAGCATAACAAAGAGATAAAAGGGGGAGCTCATGCCACAAGCGCAAAGGTTGCAAAGGGAGAAACCTGGACGCGAGCTTGTCATGTTGCAGGGTTTCCAGATTGGAGTGCCGCATTGCAATTTGAGTGGCGTTGGAAGCAATTAAGTCGTAAATTACCGCAAAAGATGCTACCTTTGGAACGTAGAATTAAGGCTCTTGAGACGCTTTTATCGCTTGATAGACCGACTTCCAAGGCGATGGCTTATGCGGAGTGGCCATCACCGCCATCATTATGTGTCTCATCAGTGATAATATTAGGAGGTTTAATGTCGTTGTTGTCGTGTAAGTTAGTTGTTGCACCTTTAAAAAAGGTGGAGCCAAACATGGAGCCAAACATGGAGCCAAACCAACCTTTAGAAAAGGTTGGGCCAAAGTAGTCTAAGGGTAGCGTATATGGGAGCCAATAGGAGAGCCAATAGGGGAGCCAATGGGGGAGCGTATAGGGGAGCCAATGGGGGTTGTTTTGGCTCCACCTTTCCCAAAGGTGGATAAGGGAGCCAATAGGGTTGTTTTTGGCTCCACCTTTCCCAAAGGTGGATATGGGGGGTACATTTCAATTTTTTTAGGGTTAGGGGTCCCATAGGGGTTGGTTTGGGCCAAACCTGAGTGCATTTCAATTTTTTTAGGGTTAGAGGTCCCATAGGGTTGATTTAGCTGCACCTTTCCCAAAGGTGGATAGGTAAAGCATTTCAATTTTTATAGTTATGAGTAAGGTTGTTTTCCTAGGGGATAGATTTCAATTTTTTTAGGTAGTTGTTCTATCCCCTAGGGGGGTATAAGCATTTCAATTTTTTTCCACCTTTAGGAAAGGTGGAGCCAAATGGGGTAGATTTCAATTTTTTTTAGGGTGCCTATGGGGTGCCTATGGGGTGCCTATAGGGGTGCCTATAGGGGTGCCTATAAGGGGATCATATGGCCCCCCATAGGGGGTGGGTTTGACTCCACCTTTTCTAAAGGTGGAAGGGGTAGGGTTTGGCTCCACCTTTTCTAAAAGGTGGATTTCCCAAAGGTGGAATTTTTTAGTCTCCACGGAAAAGCATACATTGAAAAAAAAATTGAAATACTTTTGTGGGTATTGGTGAAGAGTACAACTGTTAACGCAAACGAGTATCAATTCATCATCTACTATACACCAAGCAACAATGTCGTCCACTGTCGTGTCAACCTTTGATTCGTCCATGTACGTTACGGAGCTTCTGGCCCGTTCCCTTGAGAACAGCGCCCTGGACGTGACTCACCGCGCGGTGATCGCCCTCGCTGAAAAGTACGGTTTCTCTGTCGAGGAGGCGATCGCCGACCTGGGCCTTACCAAGCTATCTCTCACCAAGAAACAGATGGCAAAGAAGGGTTCCAAGGGCGAGAAGGCTCCCAAGGCCAAGGTCGCAAAGGCCGAGAAGCTGGGCTTTGTTCTTCCCTTCTGCGGTGCGATCAGCGAGGCTCACTGCCCAGGTCTGCAGTTCAACGGCGGTCTGTTCACCCAATGCAAGCACGAGCGCGGCAGCTGCGAGAGCGGTTTCTGCAAGAAGTGCAGCGAACAGGCGGACAAGAATGCTAGCGGCGCGCCCGACTGCGGTACCGTTGGCCAGCGTCTAGCTGCCGAGCTGATGGCTTTCCGTGATCCCAAGGGCCGCGCTCCTATCTCGTACGCCAAGTACATGGAGAAGAAGAGCATCACCGAGGAACAGGTCACTGAGGCAGCGGCTGCCCTAGGCTGGGAGGTCCCCTCGGAGCACTTCACTGTGCCCGAGAAGAAGACCAAGGCTGCCAAGGCCCCCAAGTCCGAGGGTGAGGCCCCCAAGAAGCGCGGACGCCCGAAGAAGGACGCCAAGGTTGTAGAGGCTAGTAGTGTAGATGATCTGTTTGCGACGCTGGCGGCTGAGGCTGCCAGCCCCAAGTCCACTGCGGTGGCAAGTGAAAGTGTTAGCGAGAATGTTAGTGAATCCAGCGACGATGAGAGCTCTGGTTCTAGCGAGAAGAAGGCCACCAAGGCCAAGAAGCCCAAGATGAGCGATGCCGAGAAGGCGGCCGCCAAGGAAGCCAAGGAAGCTGCCAAGGCTGCCAAGGAAGCCAAGGAGGCCGAGGAGAAGGCCGCTGCCAAGGCTCTCAAGGAGGCCGAGAAGACCGCCGCTAAGGAGGCCAAGGCTGCCAAAGAGGCTGAGGAGAAGGCTGCCAAGGCCGCCGAGAAGCTCGCTGCCAAGGAGGCCAAGGAAGCCAAGGAGGCTGAGGAAAAGGCTGCCAAGGCCGCTGCCAAGGCTCTCAAGGAGGCTTCCAAGCCCGCCAAGGTTGAGAAGTCCAAGGTTGCTTCCACGGCTGGTGCTGCTCCCGCTGCTGCCGAGCCCGCCAAGAAGAAGGTCTCGGTGATTGCATTCAGCTTTGAGAGCAAGAACTACCTGCGTTCCACCGAGGGTGTCGTCTACGATGCCGAGACCAAGGAGGACGTTGGCATGTGGAACGAGGCTACCAAGGAGGTGGACTTCTTCGCGGAGGACGGTGAGCTCAGCGAGGAGGAGGAGGATGAGGAGGACGATGAGTAGACGTATGGGCCTCAAAAACCACAAAAATGAAAAACCCCAAATATAAAAATCTTGTATGCATGTCTTAGTGTAGAATAGTTAGTAGCTTAGTTTGATCTTAACTTGTCTTGTAACCTAAATAAAGAAAGAGGGGGTAATCCCCTTTTTTCACTGCACGTTAAATCCACCTTTAAAAAGGTGGAGCGAATAGGGTTTGTTTGGCTTCACCTTTTTTAAAGGTGGATAAATGTGAATTGAGATACTTTTTCTTCCTTCGTTCTATTCCCAAGATAGAGGAAAGGATGGATCTAGAGGTTGCCTTAGGGTGGTGTGCAAAGTGTGGGCCAATCCTTTGCAAAATAGGGGTGTCAAATCATGGGCGATTTCCTCGTTTTGTCGGTGATTTCTGGGGTGCCTATTTTGGCACCATTTAGCGTGTTGAATCATCAGTCCAACCTTTGGACCCTCCACTCCCTGCTAATAGATCCGTTGAGCCAATAGATCCGTTGGGAGGGGTATAGGGTTACACGGTTATAGGGTTAGGATTGCAGGGTGCATGGTTGTAGGGTGCATTTGGCTCTACCTTTAAAAAAGGTAGATTGGAATACTTTTTCTTCCCTTGTTCTTGTCCCAAGATAAGAAAAAGGTTAGATTACAGGGTGCACAAACTAGCTAAACTGTTTATAAACTGGGTCATTCCTGGAGTTACGATTTGGAACAGCATTTGGCTCCATCTTTCCCAAAGGTGGAAAGATGCCTCTTGCTTCTCACGCAGCCATACTCCTGCATTCTCTTCTTGATTTTGTTGACGTGTCTTTGATCCCCATAGACGGAGACGTAGTTGACCCCATAGAGCCAGCCGATGAGACGACCTAACCCGAAGACCACGTCACTCCATTCATCCAGGAACTCGTCCCATGTCTTGACTTCAAGCAGCTCAACGACCTCATCCCAGATGTCTTTCA